ATGTATTTTTTCATGCTTAAAAATCATAGTTGGCGGATACGCCTGCAAGCCGCTTTCGCAACCTGGCTGGGGCGTGCGTTACCCGCGCCAGCAAACAACCTGCCACCAACCGTTTCACCCGCCACGCCCGTAGCGCCTGCAACCCCGCTACCCGTTGCTGCGCAAGCCAGCACATCCGCATCCATCACCCCAATCACATGGTTCGCCGCGCTGTCACGCGATCTTTTGCCCGTGCTTTTCATCGACACAGCATCAGGCCAGCTTATTAAAATCAACGGCATGTCGCGCAAGCAGTTGGCGGAATATCTGCGCTGCCCAATTTACACCGACCACACCACCCGCTGGACTTCGCTTGGCAATGAATTGCGCCGCGAAGGTTTCACGGTTGCCACGGCATTTCAGGCGCAGGAAGATGCCTTGCTCGCCATGGAAGCGCTGGAAAGCGCAAGATGGTATGCCACTGCCCAACTGGCGCATCTGGACAACGAAATCCATCAAACCTTTGTGACGCTGATCGCACCGCTGATAGAACACGGCGATGATGCCACAGCCGTTACCCCACTGATGAGCAAAGCCGCGCTGGCCAACTTTGCGCAGTTGCTGGTCTGCCGCAAAACCATGAGCGAGGAACTGGCCCGGATTGACGAAGAAGCCATCCCGACCCTGCAACGGATTGGCATGGCGCTACCTGCCGAAATGGTGAGCGCCCTCACTGCCACCCGCAGCCAAGCGCCAGCTTACGCCCCCACCAGCGAGTGCGCAGCATGAAGCCTGACATCCGCACCCGCACCGCGTACCCGCCCCTGCGCACCCAATTTGCGCAACGGCTTTGGTGCCCCAGCCCCGGATGGACGCCATGCCACGCACTGCGCGCTGCACAAGTACGCCATGCAGGCGCATTGCAGCCAGTGCACACGCAGGATTGCCAACCGGATGGCCGCGCACTGGCCAAGCTGCGTGCGCTGACACGCACCCAACGCTATGCCCAAAATGAATTGGCCCAACTTGAAGCGGAATTGGCCGCGCTGCTGAAAACCATCGGCCCGCCACCGCAAGGCTTGGCTGCATGCGCAGCCTCCGCCACCACCGCAAAGGCCCGCGCCAAGCACCGCAGATTGAAGGGGTTGCAAATCGCCTGTCGGGATATCAGGGAAGAATTGGCATGGATTGATGCCGACCTGAAAGCCGCATGGGACGAGATCGAAGCAAGCCAATCCGCCGCCCCGGCCTGAACCGTTTTCCGTGTCGATCCTCAGTCGTAGCGGCATTCTGCCAAAGCAACTGTTCAGGGCGGGTGGGAAGGCTGATGTTGCCGTACCCGTTCGCCCTTTTTTTATTTCATTTTTCATGAAGCACAGCTACCCATGATATCCACCTCACCGCTTACCGACCGCAGGCTGTTACCGCTGGAACAGGTGCGCTTGCGCATGCCACAATCATGGCAAACTCCCCTTGTCGCCGATGCCCTGCTGACCTTGCTGTTCTTCCGGCTCGTATCCTGCCATTGGACTGAGGAAGCCATGCGGTTTCAGGTCGCAGGCAAGGCGAGCGAAACGCTTTTGCAAGCCATGCTGGACAGCGGCCAATTCTTGATGAGTGCCAATGCGATGTTTGCGAACTGTCGGGCGGGCAACCCGGCGCACCTTGGTGCAGCGATTCAGGAAACCATGCAGACATGGATCAACTCGCAGGTGAGCGATACCGCGCATAAAAAGCTGGCCGCGATTCTCCGCCCGGAACGCTTTGGCAACCTGTTCGCCGATGCCAGTGAATTGGCCAAGGCGCTCGATCTGATCGACGCCATCACCATTGACCCTGCCACCCCTTCGCCGCAACTCGGTGCATTGTTTGCGCAGGCCATGCACTTGCTGGGCAGCGGCCCCGCGCCCGCCGTGCAGGACGCCATGGTGCGGCTGGCGCAACTGGTGCAACCGCAAGCCAACGAGATCGTGTTTGATCCGGCTTGCGGCCAAGGCAACCTGTTGCAATCGTGCGCGGCAGCGCTGGCACTGCGTGCCCCCGCCAGCACGATGCACTTGTGCGGCATGCAAGCACTGCCAGACGATTGGGCACTGGCCTGCATGCTGCTGCACCTGTCCGGTCAGCACCATTTTTCGTTGACCCTTGGCGGGCCAACCCATACCCCGATTGCCGCGCAGATATTCCAGCAAGTGACGCCTGCCGATCTGGTGGTGACCATGTTGGTACACAAGACACCCATGGCGCAAGCCGTGACCACCCTTCGCTATGCGCTGGCCTGCATGAAACCTGACACCGGGCGCATGGGCGTGCTGGTGCCGTTGTCCCTGCTGGCATCCATTGAGGGCAAGACCATCATCCGCTTGCTGCTGGAACAGGATTTTCTTGATGCCGCAGTTGGCCCGCTGACAGACGATGCGTCACCGCTGTTGATCCTGCTGCTACGCCAACAACGCACGCGTGTCCCGGTGGCTTTCATCAGCGCCGCCCCGGATGGCGATGCGGCAGACAATGCGGCAGCGGCGCTTGCAGCCTGGCAACAGGGGCAAAGCCATGCAGCCTTGCGCGAGCTTGACCCGCAGGCCATCGCAAATCGGCAGTACACACTTGTTGCCCACAACGAAGGCCAATCCGGCGCTGACCGGGGTGGTGGGTAAGTATCCATTTTGGCGGCAACGCCAATACCGAATCTGTTGCAAGTTGAGCCGACCATGACACGGTTCGATTTGTGGCAGATGTCTCCCGCGATGTTTGTCATTCATCGCGCTTCTTGGGCTGGTGTGTGCATTTAACCCCTGTTCACTCCAAGACGTGTGTTTCCCGCACCAGCCCTTGTTTTTAGCCAACCGAATTCAACCCGTTTTATTTTTCAAAGCGCATGAACAACAATGCCGCACTCATGATCTACCGCGCCAAGGCGCTGATGCCCACCTCCATGGGCGCACACGAATGCGCAGACATGCTGGTGACCTTGTTATTTTGGAAGCTGGTTTCCGACTGGTGGCGCAGCGGCGCACCGCACTGGTGGCAATCCTATTCCGGCAGAAACCCGGCCTGCGTCGCCATGGAACGGCAAAATGTCCTGCTGTGCGCTGACGCCGCCATTTACGAAGCCTGCCAGTGGCCGCATGGCGGCGAAACGAATGAAGCCATCGAGGCCGGCAAGGCAATTCGTGCATCGCTGTATGCCTTGGCACGGGCACAAACCAAACCCGCTGCGATGATGGACATGTTGCGCCCGGAACGCTTTGGTGAATTGGGCGAGTTCGCCGCTTCATTCCGCTGCGCCAATACCTTGCCAAAGGTGATCGATATCATCGGTGGCATCAGCAACATCCCGCCCGAGCGAATGGGCAAGACCTTGATTGATCTGGTCGGCACGCTGGAAATGTACCCACCGTGGCCAACGGCCAGAAGCATCAGGCTGATGGCGAAGTTGCTCAATCCCTTGCGTGGTGAAACCGTGCTTGACCCGGCCTGCGGCAGCGGACAATTGTTGCTGGCCTTGGTGGCGGACATCGAAAGGCACGAGCGCGACCATGAACTGGTATTGCTTGGCCAAGAAAACCGCACCAGCCAATGGGCCATCACCAAAATGCAATTGCTGCTGCGGCCCCTGATGCTGCATCGGGTGGACAAATCCGACGCGTTGGATTCGCCCTTGCTGGACAGCGCAACAGAGCAGTTGCAACAGGCCGACGTGGTGGTGCTGGCCGTCCCTGACGAAGCGCAGGAATGGAACCCGGCAAGCCATTCTCACGATGCGCGCTTCCCGCACGGCGTACCGGAAAGCGGCCGCATTGCCCTGATGTGGCATGCGCTGGCCTGCATGAAGGCGGACAGCGGGCGCTTGGGTCTGCTGGTGTCGGGCTCGCTCTTGGCCCTTGATGCCAGTTTGCCGCTGCGCCGCTATCTGGTGGATAAGCAGTTGCTGGAAGCCATCATCCAGTTGCCGCGCATACGTCGCCAAACCGTGCAAAGCGCAGGGTGTTTGCTGCTGATTCGTCCGGCGCAAGCAACGATTGCGCTCATCGGTAAGCCCTTGCCGCAAAGCGATGCGGACAAATCCAACTATTCCACCGACGACATCGAAGCGGCTTGGAACGACTTGCGCATGTGCCGTACTCACCCCTGCCTGCAAACGGTGTCGGGCGCAACCATTGCCGCGCAAGGCTACCCATTTGTTCCTCCTGCCATACCCGAACCTGCTGACCCTGCACCCCCTTGCCAGAAAGCCAAGCCATGACCTCTTTACTGTCCACCCTCGAATCCGCCCTCAGCCTGATGCCGCACGACGTTGCGGTTGGCACCCGTGCCAGCGTGTTGTTGCAATTGCTGTTGCTCAAGGCCCATTCTGACATTTGGCAACATCAGGTGACCCAGGCGGAAAAGGCAGGCACACCACTCTGCGCCTTCAACGCCAACCAAACCCAACGCAAGCAACTGTTGATGAACGACGCCTGCCTGTACGACAACTGCCTGTCCGCGCCACCCGAAGAGACGGGCAAGGCCATCCGCGATGCCCTGCTTGCCTTTGTCACCTGTCAGGCGCACGGCGAACTCCATGGTGTATTCCAACCGGAACAGTTTTTGCGCCTTGATTCGCTATTGAGTCAGCATGGCAAAACCACGCATCTGGCCGACATGGTGCGGGCCTTGGGTGAATTGTCCTTTGCCGACATCCTGCCATCGCCTGATCTTGGGGAAGTCATTGCGCAGGCTTTCATAACGCTGGGCCTTGGCCCCGATCCGGCACAGTGCGAGGCCGCCCAATTGATGGTGCAATTATTAAAACTAAAAAACGGGCAACGGTTATTTGATCCGGCGTGCAGTCAAGGTATGCTGCTGTATGCCGCCGCCAGCCATATGGCGCGCTTTGCCCCCGCCGAGGCAGTTGGCTTGTGTGGCATGACGGCAAACCGGAACGATTTTACGGTCGCCAGCATTTTGTTCATCCTGTGCGGCCAACCGCAAGCGCGCCTGCATCTGCGGGACTGCCTTGATGTCATGGCACAACAAAGCCCGCAATCTGATCTGGTGCAGGCCGACCGGGTTTTGACCATCATCCCCGATGCTGCCATTGCGTGGAACCATGCGCTGGCATTGCGCGATGCTGATCCGCGCTTTCCGGTACGGCCCCCGGCAGATAGCCGCGTGGCGCAGTTCTGGATTGCCTTGGCCAGTGTCAACCGCTCTGGACGCATGGCCGCATCGATTCCCGCACACCTGTTTGAGAGCGTGGACGGCAATGCCTTGCGCGCATATCTACTCAAGCACAACCTGCTGGAAGCGGTTATCGCATGGCCTGCGCCAGCCACGGAAGCAAGCCCTGTAATGAAAGGGCGCAATCTTGTTTTGCTGAATCGGCAAAACCCGCATGCCGGATCGGCTTGGATTGGCCCCGGATTGGGCAATCCGGCCAACGATAGCGGCGTACCTTATGACGCCAACAACGTTCTGTTGGCGTATGGCGCATGGCTACAGCAAAAACGCAATCCGCATTTGCTGGCCGGGTCATGATTGCGCCCGGTTCGTATTGCCAACTGGCTTGATCAACAAACCAAACCCCTACCGAAAGGAAACCATGGAACTTTCAGATATGTCCCTCTCGCAATTGCGGGACTTGCAAAACCAGTTGAGCGCCGAAATACAGCGGCGCAACCAAGCCGAAATTGAATGCGCCCGGCAACAGATTCTGGCCATTGCCGCCAGCGCAGGCATGTCGCTTGCCGCTCTGCTTGCCATACCGAAACGGGCAGCATCACTAAAAGCCAAGTCCGTTCCCGTGCGCTACCGCCATCCGCACGATGCCACCCTGCAATGGACTGGCCGTGGCCGTGCGCCCTTGTGGGTAGCCGAATGGGTCAACGAGCACGGCAACCGCGATGGACTGCGCATTGCCGACACCAATCAATCAGTGAATGGAGGTCAAGCATGAAAACAGAAGTCGAATTGCATCACCGCGCCGAATTACGTCAAGCCAGTGGCACGCCAATCGCTGGCGAAAAGAACCAAGGCTTGGTGGTGGTCTTCACGGGCAAGGGCAAAGGCAAGACCACTGCCGCCATCGGCATGGCATGGCGCATGATCGCTGCACAAAAACAGGTCGCGGTGCTGCAATTTGTCAGCGCCATGGATAACAGCGCCGAATTGCAGACCTTGGGGCAAAACCCGCTGTGCACATTCAAAGTGTATGGCAGCGCTTGCCAATGGCAAGGCACAAGCCACAAGGCGGATGTCGGCGCGGTCAATGCCATATGGCACGATGCAAAAAACCTGATGGCCAATCCGGCCATCAGCATGCTGATTCTGGACGACATCCTGCCCGTGATCGGCAACTCCTATTTGAATCTGGATGCATTGATACAGGCGTTGAAGAACCGCCGCCCCGATTTGCATGTGGTGCTCACCGGACGCAATGCCGTGTTTGAACTGACCGATTTTGCCGATCTGGTGACCGACATGCGCTGCATGAAACATCCGTACCCGGATAAAAAGATCGCGCCACAGCCAGGTATCGAGTTTTAAAAACCTGCTGCCAACGGACAATGACAGGGGAAATGACATGACCGTTTTACATGTGCCACTGCTGGACGTGGTGCGCATCAATCCAGAGCCAGCCATGGATGGGCGAGTAGGCAAGGTGGCCTACATCAGCGCCGACCAGATCAAGCCCGATACGCTGGACGTACAAGCCGAAGTCCGGGCTGATATTGACCTGTCAGGCAAACCCGGCTGTTTTCAGGCAAACGATTTATTGCTGCCCGACCAATGGCGCAAACTGGCAGCGGGCGCGGTTTGCCAAGTTCATAGTGATCTGCCCCATGGCTACCATGACGGCGAGTTGCTGACACTGCGCGCCGATCCGCATCATTTGGACAATCGTCTTTTGTTGTACCTGTTACGCCAACCCGCGATGGCAGATCAAATCCGGGACTGGTATGCCAACCAGTCCAACAAAATAAGGAGGGTGGCGACATTTTTGCAGCAATTGCGCCTGCCGCTGCCACCGCTACGCACGCAAAGAGAGTGGCTGACGCAACTGAACCAGGCGTCAGAGCATTGCCAGCGGCAACAAGTGCAATGGCTGGCTTTGGATCAACGGCGTCGGCACCTGTTCATGGATGTATTTGGCACAGCGGCACAGATGCAGCAACGGTGGCCTGCCGTGCCGCTGCCCAGCCTGCTGCATGGCTATCGGATGGGGGCGGAATCGACTTATCGCGCCCTCTATCAAGGCCCGTTGATGATCCTGCCTGCCCACCTTGGTAGCCATCGTTTTAGCTGTGCCGATCCGGTTTTTCTGCACGAAGGGCGACCACCACCCAGCAGCCTGCAAATATTCGCAGGGGACGTGCTGCTTGACACCGGCATCGGTACGGCGCATGCAACTGCGGTTCCCGCAGGGATACCAACCGCCTTTGCCGGGTCGGGCGTGGCCCTGATGCGGCCAAAACAGGTCGAGCCGGGTTTTCTGGCGGGCTACTTTTGCGCCGAGATCGCTGTCCAGGCGTTTGAAAAGCAAATCACGGATAAAAAACAGCAGGCGATCAAGCGTAGCAACCTGACGGCATTGTCGGTGCATTTGCCGCCTGCCGAATTGCAAAAGGTCTTTGTTGAACAGAGCGCGGCCACTTTGCCCGAGATCGACGAAGCCGAGCGCCAATGGCGGCACGCCTGCAAACAGTTGGCGTTGCTGGCACGCCAGCTATTCGGCTCCTGATTGGGTAATCCGTTTTTTTGCTTTCTGTCTTTTGCCCTTTTACTCTTTTTTATTGGAAATTACCATGCGCGTTTCTTCGACCATTTTCCTGTTGACCTGTCTTTTGGCAAGCGCCATCCTTCCCGCGCACGCGGCAGAAAACGAAGTCAGGGTGCCCATCCCGGCCATCGGCCTGGGATCGCCCGCCGCCACCTTGGTCAAAATCATTTGGGATTCCACCAAACCCGCGCAAATTACCTTGAACCCCACGAACGCAAAACCCATGGCAGCGGCCAGCATGCCGCCCATGGTCGGCGAATTGTTGCGCGTGGAGCCCAGCATACCGATAGCGGGCGCACGCGCCAGTTGGTTGGCTTTTGCCCAATCCGACATCAGTCTTTGCGCCGTCAAAGCCGATTCGCCCGATCTGGTTTGCGTGCGTCTGGCGGTGCCCAACCTTGGCGCAACCTGGGTCAGTGTCGAAGCGGATGCGCCAAGCGGGCATTTTGCCCTGCGTTACCGCTTTCGCTACGACCAGCGCTTGAACGGCATGGTCATCCATACCCCCCTGCTGGGGACGGTCGCCATTGGCCTGGCACACGCGATTGCCGGGGCCAGCGCCGCAATGGGAGACTTTTTCGTGACGGGCAATCCCGATTCCATCGCCGTGACCGCTGATACCTGCATCGCCGGGGTGCGTGACGGCGTGGCGTGGGAACGCGGTGAAGGGTGTAGTCCACTGCCAAAATGAGCGCCTGATCAACTGCGCCACACTGTCCCCGCGTGCCCATTTTGAAAGGTACAGATACAAAAGTCACGATGCAAGTGACTGTTTTTACGAAGCGGCACAGAGTGCATCATCAATGGGAGCGATTGGAAGCGCTTGTTTTGATATGCGATATTTACTTTAACTGTTATGCATGGAGCAGTCGTATGAAATTGTTTAAAAATTCGTTATTGGGACTTGGTTTGATTGCAATGAGCCCGTTTTGCTTGGCGCAAACCCCGGTTACCGCCAACATACAAGGGACGCAACAATGCGTCAAAGTATACGGGGCAAAAGTCACTTTGCCAGACGGCACCAATGCCCGCGTCAAAACACGCAATGGTGAAATGGCCACCATCACCGTTACGCCGGATGGTCGGGGCATCGGCATCACGCCATCTACGTTGGATACCAAACCGGGCCTTGTCAGGCTGGAAATTTTCAATATCACCACTGACGCAGACAAAAAGCCTGTTGCCGTACATGCTGCATTTGTGAAAGTGGCTGAACAGGGCGAAGCAACTTATGCGCAGGGTAACCTGAGCTTTAAAATCGAAATGTTGCCCGCAGCGCCTGCGATCAGTGGTGACAAGCAATGCAAAATATGAGTTATTTAAAATATACCGCCGTGGGACGATACTGACCTCACTGCGCCAACTCCTTCCTCACCGCCAGCTTCAACGCCTTCGGCGCGGTGTGCTGCGTGCGCAAAATCACATCCTCCCGCATCGCCCGTACCCGCTTGGCCACACCCGGCATGTCAATTTTGATCGGAGTTTCCGGGTTTTTCCGATTCCAGTCATCGCGCCATGCCCTCGCTTCCCGCTGCATCGCCACATCCCCGCTGGCAATCCCTTGCGCCAAATGCTCGGCAATTTCGGTTGATCGCATCCGGGTTTGCGCAATCATGTTCAGTGCTTGCCCTTTTGCGTCCTGAATATTGGCCGTGCTGTTTGGCTGAAAACCGACCATTTTCATGATGCCTTCCAATGGCGTCACATCGTTGACCTTGTAGCCGCGTGCATCCTTGTACTGGCCGCTGGCCATCATGTCGGCCCCCTTGGCGAGGTTGCGCACCGATTGCGGCGATACATCAAGCGCCGCTCCCACCAGATCACCATCGAGCAACTTGCCAACACCGCTAAAGGCGCGTTTGGCAATGTCACCCGCAGGCCCAGCCAATTCGCCCAGGTCTTGGGTGTAAGACATTTTCTTGGTCAACAAACCCGTGGCCGGAATCAAATTGCCCATCCCCAGCCGTCCGGCTACGTCAATCGGCATGCCAGGCAAGCTGGATATGCCCTTGATGGCGAAGTCGGCACCGCTGCTTCCCAGCACGTCCGTGAAGAAGGCTTGCTTTTGGCGTTTGGTCGAAAAGTTGTAGCCCAGCCGTTGCAGCAGACCATCCATCAAGTCTTCCAGGTTCTTTTCAAACGGCAGGCCATCCATGCCCGACATCAGGAACAGCACCGCCAACATATATAAAGCGCCGCGTCGGCCCGCTGCCCGCTGCGGTGAACCGGGGCTACCTGCAAAGGCCATGCGGGACAGCAATTCCACGTAGGCGATGCTGTACTGCTTGAACGTCATCAACAAGCCGCCCAAACTGGAGCGCGCCCAGCGCGGCTTGTTGCCGCTGTTGTACACGCCTTGCGTTTGTGCCACCGCTTGCCGTGCAAACCCTGCCGGGTTGGCGAAGCCTTCGGCCACGGCAGTGCGCCATGCGGCAATAAAGGTAATGCGCCGATTCGATAGCTCGGCAATGGCAAACAATTTGCCCCAGCCCACCATAACCTTGGCAATGGCATTGTTCAACTGCGCCCGCGCATCGCCCAGCGCGGTGCCATCCCCCGATTGTAACGCGCCGCGCCCCGCTGCCTGTGCTTGCAGGTAATGCACTTCTTGCGGTGCCACGATGCCTTCATCGCTGGCCCACTGCAAGGCCGCATCGAGTTTGGCATCCCCGGTTTCGTCTTTGCGCGCATCACGCACCGCTGTCATCAAGCGTTCGCTGGCCTTGGTGATCCCGCCAAACTGGCTCAGATAAGGCAAAGTCATGGTCAGCGGTTGGGTCAGGTTGACCATGGCGGATGCCACCGAGCCACCCAAAAACTGTGCAAACATCAAGCCGCCCAGCATGGTGCCGCCCGATTCCGGGTTGCGGATGTGTTCGCGCAATTGCATCGCGGCATCAATCAGTTGCCCTTGTTCCTTCGGTATGCTGGTGACGGCTTCATCAATTTCGCCCAGGTGGACATTGCCCGCCGTTAACCGTGCATTCGAGTACACGAACGACGCCAACACGCGTCCGGCGTCTTCAGAAAACCCGGCAATCCCCTTGCGCGTGATCATCCGCTTCAAGGCGCTGCGGTTGCTCTTGGCCAGTTGCAGGTATTTCTGGTAGACCTTGGTGCTGGCGGCATCGGTCTGAGTATCGAGCCCGACCATGCTGCCGAACAATTCAATCGTTTCCGGCGAAATGCCTGCAAACAGTTTATAAGCGTCTTCCGACAAAGTGCCTTGCGAAATCTCGGCGTCGGGATGGCTGGCGCGCATAGTGCGCGCCATTTTGGCCGCTTCCATCGCGGTTTCAAACAAGCCGAAATACAGTTGCTCGCCGTTTTCCTGCACATAGACGGCAAATCGGCCAAAGCGCGACAAGGGCGCATAGCCGCGTTGCATCAATTCCTGCGCACGTCCGGCCAGATTGGCGATGGTTTGCGCGGTTTGCAGGTGTCGCTTGGCGGGGCCACTGTTGTCAGGCCCACCGCTGGCCTCAGCCAATTGCTGAAAGTGTTCCAACAACAAGGTGGTTGCCTCTTGCAAATTGGCGGTTTTCATCGCGGCGTCCAACAGTGGCTTGGCATCCTTGCCGCCCATTTTCACCATTTCACTGATCGTTAAATTGGTCAGGCTCTTGTCAATGGCGGCGCGAAATTCCCGATACATGCCGATTTGGGCCTCATTCAGGCGGAACAGGTCGCGCAGTTCGGCGTTTGTCCACACGATACCCGGCACCAGTTGCGAGTCGGCGAACTTTTTTTCTATCAAGGCGGTATAGCCCGCCTCGTTCATGCGCTGCCACACCCGGTTTTGCTCGGCATCGATGACTTGCTTTTGCATCAGGATATGGAGTTTTTCTTGCAGGCTCAAGCCTTCAGCCCGGCTTTCAAGCTCACTGATCTTGATCGCCTGACCATTGTCATCCCGCGTCCACAGCAAGGTGCCCTCAAAAATCGGCGCGGCAATGGCTTGGGTGTCCGCTGCCGTTAGCGGCTTTTTGCGCTTGCTGCCCAGGATGTCGCGCATGTTTTCCAATTTGGGCAGCAAGGTTGGTGCCTCATCTGCGGCCACAACCGCATAGCGGGACACGTCGCCCAAAAAGCGCTGGATGGTGTGGTACACACGGGCAAAGGCGGGTTGGCGGCGCGCCAGATTGTCCATGGTGCCTATCGTCTTGTGCCACCAGTTGAGTTTGCCGGACTGATTGAACAAATCGCCCACCACAAACCCGGCGGGCAATTGCAACTCTTGCACATTGTTGGCGGCATTGGCCAACGATTGGGACAATGAGTGCGCCAAGCCCCGGCTATACAGAATGTGTTCGGCCTGACCTATATTGGCGTGTAGCTCTGTGCCAATACGTCCCAATAGCGCTCGCCCATCTTCGCGGCTCTCGCTGCGTAAAACGGTACCTGTGATAGCTGCTCTTTTAATCGTTGCGCTTCCAATCGCCGCAGTCGTTGCAGTTCCTGATAACGCGGATCGTTGTCGTAGTCTGTCCGTAGCTCTTGCAGCCAGTTTTTGGAAGTCAATGTCTCCGAGCAATTCGCCCCGTTCTCCGGTAAAGTCGGCATATTCGGTGAGGTGGACATGGTTAATCTCTGGCAACAAGGAAGAAACATAATCATAAGATGCCTTGAGCATTTGCGCAAGATTGTGCTGATCCAGTCCCACCGCCCAGCTCAACCCTTTCATGCCTAGCCGCTTGGCAATCGGGCCTTTGGGATCGCGTTGCAATGCGTGTGGCCGGATATGATCGGTAGTGCCGAATTTCATGGCGGTAGAAATCATGTTTTCCAGACGACGCATTTGCGCAACCTCGCTGAACCCGGCACTGTCGCCTTCCAATACCTTGCCGGTATTGAAGGCATAATTGGCGACAGCGGCGTACAGCGCTGACCCACGCGAACTGCCCGATAGCAGGCGCGATGCATCGATTTGCAAGTCACGGCCAAATTCATAGACAAAGGCTTGCTTGCCATCTTCCATGGTGACCACCCATTGCTTGCTGGCCGTGGTGCGGGCTTTGGCATCGGTTTCCGGCAATGGCTGTACCTTGAACTTTGGCATGATGTCATGCATCACGGCAATCAAATTGCGGGCGTGGGATACCGGATATTGATAGGCGTCTTCGTGCCCGGCGATGGTTTTCCAAAGGGATATCAGCCAGCTTGCTTGCTCGGCCTGGCTGAATGCAACGGCTGGTGTGACGCTTTGGGTCGCGCTTTGCTTTGTCCCCGTGTCAGATTGGGCCGGATGCTGCGCCGCCAGTTTTTGCGGTGCCCGTTGCAATGCGCGCTGCGCCGCATACACCAGATCATGCGCCGACATCATGCCCACCGCACGGAACCAGCGGGCACGCGCCAGCAGCGGCAAGCTTTGGCCAAGACTGCGGATGATGGAACGGAACCAGGCAATGACTTTTTGTGCAAACGATAATTCGGGGTTCGCTTCCAGGTAATACCCGAGAGCTTCTTCATTCATCGATTCCTTGCTGCTGCCCACCTGTTCGGCACGGGCGAACGCGGCTTGTACTTTGGGATTGCCGTTTTTCATGAGCGCAAAATAGTTCAGCAATTGCTTGAATTCGCGCGTGGCCCGTCCCAGGTGCAGCGCATGGTTGGCCAACTCGTGCAGCATCAAGCCATGCAAGGCGCTGCTACTGGCTTGCCTGCTGATCGCGTCGGCAATCAGATAGGTGACGCCATCTTGCGGATTGAAGAAGGCCACCGGCGCATAGGGTGCGGCTTGCGGCGCTTGGGCACCGTCGTCATGGCCTTGCAGCAGCGTTGACGCTTGATCGCTGTCGATCAGGCGCAGCTTGCCCGTTGCCAGCAAATTGCCAAGGAAGTCAGCACCGTAAGCATGCAGGCTCGATGACAGGGCCGGAATTAGCGATTGCACGGTGTGGGTAAGCCCAGCTTGGGCCAGCTCTGGCCGCGCCGCTTGCGACAATTTTGGACTTTCTTCAACGGCAGCATCGCCACTGTTGGCGGCGTCATCGATCAATGCCGCATGTTTGCCGGTCGATAGTTCGCTGATGACTTGATTCAAGCGCGCAAACTTGGTGTCAATCTGGTCTTGCTCGGGAAAACCGCTGCCTTTCTTGGCCAGCAGTTGCGGCAATTCATCATTGGCCTGCTGTAAGCGCGACTGCATCCATGTGATGGTGGATTCACCGCGCAATCTTTCCAAGTCTCGCAGCAAATAATCCAGTGCCCCGCGCATAATCGAGGTGTGGAAGTCGCCCGCGTCACGCTGTTCCATCCTGGTACTGGCCAAGGTGGAGCCGTCAAGGCGAAGCAAGCTCAAACTGGCGTAGTAAGCAAATTCGCCGCGCTCAATGCTGATGTCGAGCGGCAAACCCAACAATTGCCCGACGATGACACTTTCTGACGCCTGCTTATTCAGGTTGGGAATTCGGGGCTTGATGTCTTCCCACATGGCGCGTGCGGCATCCGTGCGCCCGCCAAAGCGGCGCTGCCCGATCTCGCTGGCAAACGGGTTGGCATCACCCAAGGCATCGGAAATGGCACGCATTGCGCCATCGTCCGAAGTCAGGCGACGTTTTTCGACCGAAACAGAAAACTTGGCCTTGTCGTTGCCATTTTGCTGGCGCGCAATCGAGGCCAATACCGCTTGCTGGGCGGCATGGTGCTGGTCATATTCCACACCTTCCACCACCACCCGGCGTGACTGCACATCGGCGAGCATGGCATTGAATCCGTTGAGAAGGGACAGTCTATCTTGTTCGGCCTGTTCAATTTGGCCAGGCAGGCGAGCAATATCGCGCTCGGCCTGTTCGATTTTGTCGGTCACGCCGCGTTGCTTGCGCAAATACTGGCGTTTTAACAGTTCCAGTTTGTCCAATTCGCTCATCAACTTGACCCGCTCCAGCAACAGCGGATCACCCGACGCCAGCGCCGCCAATTCGGCCATGCTGACCGATTCCTCATCTTCAAATTCCATCACGAAGGCACCGTCATATTTGCGGATGCCGTTGATGGTTTTGAGTTTGGCCGCGTTCAGGCTCCACATTTTGGCGTCAATGGTGCGTTCGGTGGCATAGGCCAGAATTTCGACTTCAAATTGGTCAACGCCATATTTTTCCAGCAAGCGATTGCCTTGCCGGATAATCCGGCCTTCGCGCTGTTCGATATCGCTGGGTTTCCAGGTCACATCGACATGATGCAAGGCCACCAGCCGTTGTTGTACATTGGTACCCGCACCCATGCGCGGGGTTGAGCCGATCAGGACGCGTACCGCGCCATCGTTGACCGCATCAAACAGGGCTTGCTTTTGTTCGTCGGTATTGGCTTCCTGCACAAAACGGATTTCATGCGCGGGAATGCCTCGCGCCAGCAAATTGTCCTTAATCTGCTGGTAGGCATTCCAGCCGCCGTTCTGCGCATTGCGCAGCGCTTCAATTTCAATGGCATCAAAGGCATCAAGTTTGTCGCCAATGCGGCGCAAGGTGGATTCATCGGCATGTGCTTGCAATGCTCTGGTTTGTTCCTTGCGCAAGGCATCGTATTCGCGTATCAATGCGTTGTCGCCTTTGGATTTGGCGACGGATCGATCCAGAAACACCAATTGCGTGCCCCGGTCGTCGTCCCACTTTTTGTAAATACGCGCCACTTCATCGGCCACTCTGTCGAGTTTGCCGCCTGTCTCAAGGCTGGGGTTGGTCGGTGCAACGGCGCGCACATCAAGCGACACCTTGCGCGCCCGATCCATCAATTTCAAGCGTTCCTTATTGCGTTCATAGGGGTCTTCGATTTCCGGCAGGCTGTCAAAGCCGTTGATGATGGCTCCCAATAGCTCAATCTGGGCGTCGGTCGGTTGAATGATCACCGATTGGCGGTCGCCATGCATGACGCGGGGAATCGGGAAGGCGGCACCGTGATTGTCTTCCGCATAGGCGCGTTTGATGGCGTCGTTGTCCACCGAATCGGTAAAACTGTAATACAAGTCCATCAGCGAGCGCATGTTCGACCAGGTGCGGCCAAGGCGCACCACTTCGGCCAGGCGTCCGGTTTCATTCGGCTCCCATCCTGCATCCGCGCTCACATATTGGGCACGCCAGGCGTCAAAGTGCTCCAGCCCCAATTCTTTCAATTCATTCGCCGCCAGATAGCGCATCATGGTGTACATTTCCACCGCCGAATTGGAAATTGGCGTACCGGTCATGAACATCACGCCGCCCGTGGGCGATTCGCGCAGCACGCGCACCTTGTTATACAAGTCGAGTGCTTTTTGCGAACCGAGCTTGTTGTTCATGCCGCGCACGCCCGTCAATCGACTGGAATAAAACAGGTTCTTGAATTCGTGCGCTTCGTCAATCGTCAAGTGGTCGATGCCCAATTGTTCAAAGGTCAGCAATTTGTCTTTGCGGGTTTTGACCTTTTCCAGCCGATTCGTGATTTTTTCCACCAGCCGTTCGGCTTCCTTGACGCCAAACGGCTTGCGAAAGCCGGTGTGGCCATTGGCTTGGGCCTCGTCTTCGGCTTCTTTCACCGCATCCAGCGCCTGTTTCAGTTCAACCTGCAAAAACCGCTCTTCCGTTTCCGGGGCGATGCCAATAAACCCGAATGACGAATGGGCCATGATGATCAAGTCAAAATCACCCGTGGCAATTTTGGCAAACAGGCGACGCCTGCGCTCTTTTGACATATCGTCTTTGCTGGCGGCCAAGACCTTGGCCCCCGGATATAGCCGATAAGCATCGGCAGTAAATTGCTCAATCATGTGGTTCGGTACCACAATCAAGGGCTTTTGCGACAGCCCCATGCGGCGGCGCTCCATCGCAATCGCAATCGAGGTATAGGTTTTACCCGCTCCTACCGCATGATCGAGCATCAAAAAGCGTTCATACACCCCACGCCAAATCGCGTTTTTTTGGTGGCGGCGCATTTTGGTGACGCTATCGGGCACTTTGCCGGGTAATACCAAGTGGGAACCATCGTATTGGCGGTTGACGCGGGTGTTGAACTTGTCGTTGAACAATTCCACCAATTGATTGCGCCGCTCGCTGTTGGCAAAGGCCCATTCTTCAAATTCCTTGGCGATGGCGCGCGCCTTGAGGTTGGCCAAATCGGTTTTTTCCCGATCCAGCACTGTCGCGCCATTCGATGCTTTGTAGGTGACGCTGATCGTGTCATTGTCCAATAATGCTTCGATCAATTCAACCGAGGAATAGCCATCCGCGCTCCATTCATCTTCGTTGGCATTCACCCGCTTATTCTGATTGTCCAGAATCCGCACATGAAATTGATTGCTCAGTTGCGAGAATGTCACTTTGGCCGCAACGCCGGAAATGTGAAAAATGAAATCCTCATAGGTGCGTGTCGGCACCCAGGTCGAACCGAGCAAGACCGTCACATCTTCGCTAGTCCACGGTTCAGGCTGTACCGTTTCCAAGGCCGCGATATTGGATTGCAACCCGGCAGCGCGAGCGGCATTCAATTTGCGCCGCACTTCTCCCGACAGGTAATCGTTGCGTGTTTCCCAGCGCTCGCTCTCGGGATCTTGAAAAATCAACGGTTTTTCTTGCTCCTGCACACGCTGCGCCAATTCGGGCTCGGTCATGCCCAGCAATTCGGCCAGGCGCGCCATATCGACCTTGCCTTGTTCGGCCAGGGTAATCGACAAGGCGTCGGCGAACGATTGCGCCGATGCCGGGGCAATATAGGGCACGATCACCCGGCGCGACAGGATCGGGGCCGGGTTGGCGCTGGATGGGCGGGCTTGATCACCGATTTTGGCGGCGCGTGCGCTTGAGATTGCCGGGCGATAGCCAAATTCCAGCGCCAGAATCAAGGCACCATCGGGCATATCGTTCAGCAGCGCGGCATTGGCCGGATCATTGATCAAACCATGGTCGCTGGTAAATGCCCGGTATTGGCGGGCCAGGGACTGGCGATTTTGTTCCAACACGTCAGCAGGCGAGTTATCGGCTTCACGATTGAGTTGTTCCACCAACAAATCGCGTAACCCGACCAGCTTTTGCAAGCGTTCAAAGCGCGATTGGCCCAGCAATAGCGAGGCCGGGATGTCCGCTTCGGTCGCATACACCTTGCGCGCCACCACATTGCGGTTGATGGTCTTGTCGCCGCGCTTTTCCTTGACTGGCTTGCCATCATCGTCCAGCACCACCTCATTGCTATACCAGCGGCCAAGGGCATCCTGAAACAGCCTGTCAGACCATGGCGAGGCGGGCGAGAGAGTACGCTTGCTCAGTTCATGCCCGCCTTCCGGGGTTTCCCGTTCGATCACTTGCACCAGCACGTTACCCGGTTCCAGACGCAACGCCCCTTGTTCATCGCCCGCCAAGGCGATGTGCAAAGCGGCGCTCATGTCCTGGTGGCGAGCAACGGCGGCGGTGATGGCGTCCGGGGTGGGTACGATTACAGCTTCGGGTACGTGCTGTATGGTGGCCTGTAATTGTTCGGCTAGGTCATGATGGCTTTCCAGGCGGACTGTCACATCACTTCTGAAGCCGGTTGGGCCTGTGCGCTCCATGACGCCGATAATCATGTGAGGATTGATGGTGAAGTATTGGTTGATTTCAATCGGCTCGCCCCCCAACGGGTCAGCGATGGTCGCCAGGTCGATCCATGCAGGTACTTGTGAAGCCAGTGTTTGCCGTTCCTGTTCTTTCTCCATATTGGGATTACGCTTGGAGGCCAACGCGGCAAACGCTGCTGCCATATCGCTTTCTTCCTGCGAGGTAAAACGCTGCAAAAACAGGATATCGGTCACCACTTCGGTGCGCGCATTTTCTTTGAAGGCGGTATCGGGCAAGCGGATTGCCGCCAGCAGACGGGCCTTTTTGGCCAGCATGGTGCGTGAACTGTTGTCTTTTTTGTCGAGCAAATAACGCGACACGACTTGCACCAGCAAGCCGCCCGGTTTCACCGCATCGAGTGAGGCCAAAAAGAATTGATTGTGGATCGAGTGGCCGTTGAGTTCCGGCTTGAACTGGAAGCGTAGCGACTGGTCGCCAAACGGGGGATTGCCAATCGCCAAATCAAACGCATCGTCCGGCAGCGGGACTTTTTGAAAGCCAGTATTGAGAATGGTTTCTTGCGGATACAGCTTGGCAGCAATGCGCGCCGTCAGACTATCGAGTTCCACCCCGATGAAGCGGGTATGGCCGTGCAAGGCTTTGGGCAATAAACCAATAAAGTTGCCGCTGCCACTGGATGGTTCCAGTACCAGACCACCCGCAAAGCCCAAGCGCTGCACCGCTTGCCACATGGCGCTGACCACCGTTTGCGAAGTGTAATGGGCGTCCAGTGTCGAGCGGCGCGCTTGGGCATATTCCTTGGGCGTCAACAGTTGCGCCAACTCTGGCCCGCGTGTGGCCCAGGCTGGTTTGTATTCTCCCGTTTCCGGTGCCGGAAATGCATTGGCCAAGCCACCCCAACCGACATAGCGCGCCAGTTGGGCTTGTTCCATCGGTGAGGCACGGCGGTTTTCCAGTTCAATGGTGCGCAAGGCACGGATGGCATTCAAATTGTCATTGAATTTGGCGACTTCGCCGCCTTGACCAAGATGAATATCATCGGTAATGCGAAAATTGATGGCCGGGATGGTACTGGCAACACGCGTATCGGCTTGGGCTATTGCACTTGCTGACGTGGCTTGCTCAACCCCACCTCTTGACGCCACTTCTGAACTTCGGCTTGGCGTTCTTGCAACTCTTCCAAGTCTTCCTGTCTCCAGCGCGCCTCCATCGCTTCCTCCTCCCGGCACAGGGCTTGAAACTCGGCTTCCTTCTCGGCCATTTCGTCTTCCAGTTCTTGCTCCCACAGCGGCATGTCGTCGTAAGGCACTTTCTCCGGTTCCAGCAGGATGTACTGTTTCAATGCCACTTCTTCCGCTTCGTGCGCCCGGTAGGACTGGTGTTGCATCAGTTCCAGAATCAGGCGATTGGCGTTCACTGCTGCCACTTGCAGCGCTTGCTCGAATTCCCCCGCTTGCTTGAGTTCGCGGGTCTTCCTGGGGAGCCAGGTCTCCCAATGGTGGCGTGCTTTGGCGCGGAACAGGGGTATGCTCATTGGTTTCTCCTTTTGCGGGTGGTTCAGGCGATATGGTAGCCGAATTGTCGGTGGGTTCCGTGGCGGCTTGGTTTTGACCGGGCAGCGCGGCTTCAATGACCTTGCGCGGGCGGTCTTGTTGAATATTGCTATACCAATCGCTAGTGCCATCGGTAAAATAAATACGGTGTTGATTCACCTCCTTGATTACGCGTGTTTTACCATTGGCTATCAGGGTATCTCCCTCATCAAAGCCAATGCGTTCAGCGGCGACAAGATCGGCCTCCGAAGTCATGCCCTTGGTATTGAAATCGGGGAAATGGCGCACGCCTTCATAAAAGCTGCGCAGGAACGGTTGCACTTCCGGCCCCAGGTCGGCCAGCATGGCACGCGAGTATTTGGCAAAGGTGCGGGCACCGGCTTCAATATGAAACCCGGCCAGCGTAATGCCAGCGGCCAGCAATTCCGGGTCAAATACGGCCATGTTGATTTGGCGCAGCTTGGCTTTCAGAATGGCGCGGGCCTGTTCGGCAAGGTTGGCGGTAAACAGTTTGTTGTCTTGTCCCCATACAGTGGTGGCTTCGTTGGCGGGGGCGGCGGGTTCGGTTGTGGCTGGCGCTGCGGGCTCGCTGGCTACCGCTGGCGCTTCGACTATCTGGCTTTGCGCTTGTGTATTTGCGGCGAGACGGCGCAATGCGGCTTGCGCATAGGTTCTGCCGATCCTGTCCAGAACATAATATTGTTGGCTTGCCTCATTGGCAAGGACATATTTTGGCACTGCGGATTTCGAGATATTCCTGATTTCTGTAAAGCCTTCAGCGATGCGGGCATCAATCACTTCTTTGCCGCTGATCAAGGTATCGTCCTGCTTGCTGCGCCGGAACAGTTGCCTTGCCGCTTCCCGCTCGGCCATCTCATCGTCTTCCTGCTGGCGCTTGGCGATTCTCGTCGCTTCGGCGCGGGCATTGGCTGCGGCATCGCTTGCTTCGCTGATGCCTGCCCATGTTTTAAGGGCGTTCCAGGTGCCGTTCTGGGTTCGGGGCAATTTGACGCCAGTTGCCCATTCAAACGCCTTTTTGCCCTTGTTGTTCAAGCCATTGGCCAACCACTTGAGGGCATAAGCATCCTTGGCCAGCACGGCATCGGCAAATTTTTGATAAAACGCGAGCGGATTGTTTTTGATGCCGTCCTGCGCCAGCAATTGGGCGTAGTGCGCCATGATTTGGTCACGCGTTGGCATACTTGCCTCAAGCGGCGCATTGTCGGTGACGTTGGATTGGGCCGTTGGCTGGGCTGGAGCGGAATCGGTTGGGGTATTCGCTACCGATTCCGCTGCCAAATCTGCGGCTGAATCTGCTGCATTTTGGTCTGCTTCTGCCACCTCGTCCAGGCCGCGCCGCTTGATTTCTGCCTCAATCTTCGGGGCGCGGGCGTGATCCGCCAGCAAAACCCGTGCGCGCAGCAGGTCGTCATTGCTCATGTCCTTGACCGTTTTACGATTCAGCGACTGGCGTTCTTTGGTGGTATCGCTGTTGTTGGCCTGCGGCACGGGTACGGGCAGATTGAGCGCTTCGCGTGCGGCGCGAACTTCATCCTGAGTGCGAAATTCCACAACACGGTGCGCTTTGCGCTTGTTTGGCGACTCGGTAATGGCGGTGTCGCCTTCGATAACCCGGCGCTGGCCATCTTTCTCGAACAGGTCGTGACCATTCAGGTTTTGGCCCACCCATTGCCATCCGTCCTGAGAATGGCCACGCGTTTTGATATCGTCCAGCATATGCCAATCATGGTCGATGTCGTGCGGGATCGTGATGACTGAATCGGGTTGCGCTACCTGTCCTTGTGGTGGTTCCGGTGGTGCTGGTTCAGGCTCGAATGACTTCTCAATTGCTGGTTTTACCTGCGCTTGCCCGTCGCTTTGCGGTGGAAGGTCGGATTGCGGCAAATCGGCCTGTGGCAATTCCGCTTGTGGCGCGGTTTCAAGCTGCGGGTCTGCCACTTCGGCGGCAGCAGGCTTTGCCATTTGCTTCAGGTAATAGGCTTTTTGCTCCTGACTCAGCCGAAAAATCTTGCTGCTGCCCTTTTTGTGCAACACCGCGCCATTCGTGGTACGCAAGCGCATGCCTGCGGCTATCGCATCATCCACGGCTTTCAGATTCGGAGCGCGGGCGTCGGGCTTGGGTGCTTCTTTGCGTTCCGGCACGGCATCAACCAGTTCATTCGGCAAACCCTTGACCGGGGTAGTCGCCAGGTCGATTTCGTGATGGTCATCCGGCGTCAATTGCGGATTGATATAGCCATCGCGCCGCAAAGCAGCCAGAAAGGCGGGCTTTTTGCGCTCCGGGGCAATGGTTTGGTCGTTCAATACAGCGCTACGCAATGCGGCGCGGTTGGCTTCGGCGCGCTGGCGGTTGTCGTGTTCGACTATCGCATTGGTGATTTGCGCCTGCTGTGCTGCCTGCTGCTCTGCCTGTAGTTGTGCTTCATGTTCGGCCTGACGAGCTTGTGCGTCCCGTTGCGCCTGCTCTTCGGCCAGCATGGCGTTGAGTTGGGCATCTTCCTGCGCGGCGCGCTCTGCTGCTGCGGCTTGTTTGGCTTGTTGCCATTTTTGCTCTTGTGCGGCTTGCTCGTCCGACAGTAAAGCTTCGTATTCAGCTTGTTGCTCTGGCGGGATAGCGGTGCGGTCGGCGCGGGCCTGTTCCAACGCCTGGTATTCGGCGATTTCCTGTGGCGTCAGGCGGCGTGGGACAATCGCAGGCTGTTTGATCAGGTTGCCATCGGCATCCCAGGTCTTTTGCGCCTTTTTGCCGTGGCCGATGGCAACCAGTTCGGCCATGCGCGCATCGATTTGCGCCAGACTGAGCGGTGCCGGGGTATTTGTGGCTACGGCTGTCGTCGGCGGTATGGCGGGTGGTGTGGCTGGCGTGGCCTGCGCCTGAATCGCCGCTGCTGCCGCTTGTCCGGCGTTGGCCGCTTGCGACAAGGGGCCGCTGTTCTGCAATTGCACTGGTTCGGGCGCTGGTACGTGAACCGGTTCGTGCGTTGGGCTGGCATGATGTGGTTGCATTACGCCCATGCCTGCACCCATTGCGCCGCCAACCAGCATGCCAGTAGCGGCAGCATTGGCGACACCCTTGCCCAAATCCGCTTCGCCCTGTGCGATATTCGTAAAATACTGTTCCTGCGCCGATTGCGGCATTTCTTCCAGCACGCCTTCACTGAACGCTTCCTTGCCCAGCCGCGCCGCCATATTGCCCTTGACGCCGGTCGAGCGTGCGCCAGTTGCCAATCGGGTGGCCGAATCGCCCATCAGGCGTCCGGCACCGTAGCCGATGCCTGCGGTAAGAGTGCCCGCTGCCACGGCGGGCAATGCATAATCAGACCAGGCGCGGCCAGCGGCTTGCGCATCGTCGGCGATTTGCCCGGCGCTTTGTGCGCCTTCGGTGGCGGCACCGAGGCCCAGCAATTTGGCTCCGGCAGCTTCCACCGCATCGCTGGCGGCGGCTTTTCCGGCGTTGGTGCCCAAGGCGGCTTGGGTGGCGTGGGCTGCACTGCGGCCTGCGGCCAGTTCGGCGGCGCTGGCGGCAGCACCTTCGACTGTGGCCAGCGCGGCTTTGGCGGCGATGCCGCGTGCCACGGCGCTGGTGACGCCCATGCCCGCCAGCATGCCGGGGGCCGATTCTGCCACGCTGCCCAGAATCGCACGCGGGTTGTTGGCGGCAGCGGCCAGGGTATTCATGAAACCGTCGGCTTGCTGCACCTTGTCGTCGCTGGCTTTTTGGCTGTCACTCAGGTATTCGCCCAGCATGGCATTGGTGGTTTTGGGGTCATAGCCGATGGCGCGCATGCCTTGGCCCAGCAAGCCGCCCGTGGCCAGACTGCCGAGCCCAACAGCGGATGCGCCAAGATCGACCGCGCCCTGTGCCAGCTTGATGCCGACATCGCCTGCTGTGCGCAGCAACCCGGCTTGCGGTACCGCTGGTGCGGGGGGCGCTACCGGGGTATAACCCAATCGGGAGGCCAACTGCGCCGCATCCATTTCGGGGTGATACACCTGATGATAGGTTTCAAATAAAGTTTGATCGTCCAGATTACTCAATTGCGGGAATTTGCTGCGGATGGTGCTTAAATTTGGCATGAATTGCGATCCTGTTTCAATATAGGGGGTGAACCTGGTGGTATGGTGCGATTACAGGCCGTAGCGCGACTTTTTAAGGTCAACCAGTTTGGCCAAGGCGTTGTTGGCGGCAACTGCACGGCCAAGACGCAAGGACGTTTGATATTGCGATTGCAGGGCGATGAGTTCGGGATCGTTGTCTGCGCGGGATTCGGCCAGACGTTTGGCTTGATCCTCTGCATCCATTTTTGCGCGCAGTGCCTCGCGCCTTGCGCTCCAGCCTGCGCCATACACGGCATCATCTTTTGCCGCTTGGGCGGCATTGGCTTCCTGTCGTGCGGCGGTAATGCCTGCCTGAACTGGAAGCATTGCGGCAGGCGGCGCTGATGTGGGGATGCCACCGACGGCCAGCCGTTTTGCGACTGGCACGGGGACAGGCGGTGAGTTGGGCGCGGTTGCGGGTGCGGGTATGGACAATCCGGTGGCTTGTCCGCTGCCCGTGCCAGCCTGAGCGGGGCCATGCAGCGAATCGATGATCTTTGCCGCTTGCATCGTCAATACCGCATTGCGCACCGCCATCTGTTTGGCCCCCGGTGAATCGGGTATCCACGATGGATCAGTTTGCGCTTTCGCCAAGGCTTGCGAGTTTTGATCCATCTCCTTGTAGATGCTGCTCAATTGCATCTTGATAGCTGGCGGCAAGCTGTCCAGGCCAACCATGTTGGTGACTTCATCCATGGTCAGCGACCGGCCCAATACCTTTTGCAATTCGGCAATCTTGCCCGAGGGGGTGGTCAAATCCATTTGTTTTTGTGCCAAGAGCAGGTGCTGGCGTTGTATGTCCCGATTGGCTGCGGCGTCGCTGGTTTGTTGTGCCAGACGTGCGCGCTCCAATGCCAGGGTTCCGGCAAAGTGATCGCGCTGCATATCGGTTTGGCGCGCTTTATCGACATGTTGCAATTGCCTGTCCATGTCCAGCATCTGGTATTGCGCTTTGGCGACATCCATCACCGTTTGCGAACCATCGGCATTTTGTACCGTGACAAAATGCGTCGGCACGTCTTGACCATTGATTTTGGTCATGCCTTCCTTGCCGGAAACCACGCGTGCGCCGCGCATCAGGCCGGTATTGTTGTATTGCGCTACACCTTCGTCATAGCGGCCCTGTCCCATCAATGCCAAGGCATCGTGAATCCCTTCCGACTTCATGCGGTTAATTTGGCTGACTGCATTGGTGTAGTCAGTAGCGGACAAGGTGCCGCGTGCCATCTTGCTATTGAGGAAGATCAGTTGTTGATCGAGGGCCGAATTGAAATTGTACGGTTTGGGTAAGCCGGATGGTGCAGCGGTCGCTGCGGTGGCCGTCGTTGCGGCACGCGTGGCCGTTGGCAGTGCCCCCGCTGCGTAGGCAGCATCAAGCTTCCTGACTGAAGCCACTTCGGCAGGCAAGGACGCGGGAATACCGCTCGGTGTGGCAATGGGTGGCGGGCTGGACGGCTCCGGGTTGGCTGGCACCGCGCCCGTTTGCGCCGATGGGGCAGGCGCTGCCGTGGCTGTCGTTGGATCAAACTGTTGTTGAATCGCCAGGCGGTCAGCCTCATCGTCGGACAATATTTTGTCCGTTCTGGCCCACTCCTTGCGCTGCCGTTGCCGCGTTTCATCCTGAAAGGCGGCGTCCTGGTCAAAGCGTTGATCCGCTTTTGTGCGGCGTGCTTCTTCGTCAAGGCGTTGCTTCTCATCCATGTAGCCTTGAAATCCGGCGGCAATCCCGCTCGCATTGATGTTCATACGCCACCTCCTGCGCCATCCGGGTAGCCACTGGAACCAGCCAGGACTTGTGTCCACACCGGGCTACCCGTGTTATTGGTGGCCGCACCGCCACCTGTGCCGCTGCCAAAGCTGCCCCAATTGACTTTGGATAAGCCATTGGCAACCCCACCGACCAAGGCACCGATGCCGCTGGCGGTTTGGGCGGCTTGCTGATTGCTGCTGCGGGCGATGGCTTCGGCCCCGGCGCTGGCGTTTGCCAAGCCGGAAGACGCACCGGCAATCAAACCCTTGCCCAAACCTGCCACATCAAGTGTTCGGGCAAAGGCTTTGTCTTTGACGCGCTCACGCGCCATGTTTTGTTCGACGGCACCCAAGGCTGCACCGCGCAATTCCAGATTAGTGTTGGCCGCATGCGCAGCCGCGCTGGAGGGATCAAGGCCCGGCGTGCGTGCCAGGCGTTCGCGTGCCAGGCCGATTTGATCCTGCACCGTGGCTTGCGCTTTGCCCGCTGCCTGTTCATAGGCTTGCGGGGTATCGTAGTCTTGCGCTTGCTTGACCAATTGATGTTCCAGTGGCCGATAGCTGTTTTTGTATTCGTCGTATTGATCCAGCGCGATTTGACCTTGCCAAGCATTGGCGTCAATCGCTCGTTGGCTGGCGTCTGCCGCCTTGTTGGCGGCGCGGTTGGAGGCCACGCCCCCGATCACTGCCGCGCCTATTGTGGCTGCTGCTGCCCATGGTGGCATGGTTATTCTCCTTCAATCAAAGTGTGGTCGATCTGATCCGGGTCAGTCAGATCGGTGGCGTGAATGCAAAACCAAACGCTGTCGGTCAGTGCTGTAATGGTGTGGACGGCATGGGCCTTGATCGTGATGCAACTGCCTGCGGCAACGTGGCTGGTGACGCCATCGACTTCCACCAGCGCGTCACCCACGGCCAAAATGCTCAGGTGGTCAAACGTGTGCTTGTGCGTTTGCGCAAAGTGGCCAGCGGGCAAATGCATTTGCTTGGCATAGACTTTGTTGCCGAAGTGATGTTGAATGCGTAAATCAAGCATGGGATGCGCCCTTGAACAAGTCGGTTTTGATGCAAACAATCAGGGCAAGGCGCTCTTGCCCGGAATCGTTGATGACGCCATGCTGAACCGCGTTGGTGAACCAGAAGCAATCACCGTCCTTGGCGGTCAAGTCGCCTTGTGGAAACCGGAAGAGTGCACCAGGCGGGTTTTGGATGGCGATGGTGAATTTTTCGTAATAGGCGGCATGCCAACCCCGGTCGATGTGGGGATAGACTTTGCCGCCAGGGGGCAGTTTGGTAATCAGGATGCCGCCCAGGCGTTCGCCTTGAACATAGCGCATCAGGTCAAACACCAGGCCATGCAGTTCCGGCAGCGCATGCCAGGCCGGATACCAGACGGAATCATGGGCATCGGCGAAATGGGGGCCGATGTTTTGCGGGGCATTGTAGCGAAGCCAAATATCGGACACTTCCCGGTGGGGCGAGTCGGGCGACGTGGTGCGCTGTGGGTGTTGCCCGAATAATTCAGGCTGGCGGGCGAGTGCTGCCCGGAGTGGTGCAACGTCGATGTGCTGCGCAATGTGCAAAAAGTCGGGCATGGGATGCTCCTGTGTTGAAAACAGGCGCATCGTAAAATCGACTTGCAAAAAACTTGAAATTTTGTTGGTTTTTTGGATTTTTGTTGCGTTTTAGCCAGTCACAGAAGGTATGACTAAATCACCAATTGGTTGTGGGAACCATTTATGGATTATCTCACTCCTTTTTTTGATATCAATTGTTTGCAGTTAAATGAACCTGATGGTAGAATGGTGTGAATGTTGCAAATATGATGTTTTGTGCAAGCGCCCTTACTTTTCCTGTGTCCTATGCCGTCGGCCATGTCTATGGCTTGGCTTTTTAATATTTTGCAAGTCATGACGGAAAAAACTAAACCCGCAAAATCGCCCCCGCTGACGCTCGCCGCCTACCAGCGCCTTCATAATGTCATTCAAAGCCTGTCAAATAACTTTGCGAATGGACCGGCACACTCCTGCATCTTTTTCAGCATACTAGGAGCGGTGTTGATGCAAAAACACTACAATTTAAACGCGAAAGTTTTTTGTGGTGGTGCTGCTGTGATGCTTGATGAGCAACACAAAACGACTCTTTCTTGGTTTGCCCTTGATCCAGACGGTTTTATAACCGTAGGGCCAACAGGCTTTCACGCGTGGATTTCCTGTGACGGTTGGCTGATTGATCTCACGGCTCCTAATTATCATGAAATGTTTGAGAGTCATACATCGAAAATATTAATGGAGGGATATCAATCAATCCCCTCCATTAATGTACCGCGCATGATGTTACAAAAACCGATAGCAGAAACCGAAGGGCAATTTAACCAGATACGTAAAGTTGGGGACTGTATCTTTTTCCCCGACCAGGATTTAACAACGATGATAATTGATAATGCATTTGAACAAGTCAAGCTAACGGAACTCATTACTATTGCGAGCGCATGGCATCGCCCCCTTCCTCGCCAAATGGCACCCACTTTTTCCATTGGTAACATTCGTGGTGAGATCGAAACAATCAGCCTCATAAACCGCGAATTGGAAGGAAAATGGTGATCGCTTTAGACTTTGTCGTAAAGCCCCAAGAGCGCAGGGGGAATTTTCATGTTTCCATCATAAATTCTGCAACGTTGTGTTATGGGCCGTTTTAATGTCATTTTTAAATATAGACGAATTACAAAGCGATTTACTTACCCCAATCATCGGCCGGCATATATCTATTGGTGACATTATTCATGAAAAGTTCCTCTTTGGTAACCTTGGCATTTCTGGACTTGTATTTGCTTTCTCTGATCGCCAATTGACGAGAATATGACAATGCCTCATCGAAGGGCTTGTCACAACAATAAATAAGTGCCTGCTCGACAGTGCGAATGTCACGTATTCCACCTTGAAACCCGCTTGTTACCTCAACGAATTCAATTCCAAGTTCTGCAACTGATTCCTTGAGGGTGGGGAATACTTTTTCAGCGGTTTTTGGAATGGCTATGGCATCAGGTATTCCGCCAAAAACATAGTCTGACTTTTCATCCCATGCCCGCTTTAGAAAGTGTGTTGCAGAAATCATTTCCTTTGATGTCCCCAATTCGTAATAAAATAGGCCAGAAAAATGATCTCGAATAATATAATGAATTATATGCGTTCGATCAGCATCATGAACAACCTCCAAACTAACATCCATATCCTTCTGTTGATATTTAAGTCGCCGATCCTTCGTTACATAATAATGTCTTGAAACACTAATTGTCAGTTGGTGGACTTGATTTGGATATTCTGTTCTGTAATTTAACATGATGAAGGTCAACAGGATGGAGGTTATGGGGAACATCATCGCAAGAACGATTTAAAAAAACTAGAAACGCTGTTGAATGGCCGGATTTTGTTTTCAGTAAGAAATCTTGCTTAGATTATGTCGTTAGATTTCGCTTCTGTTGTGCAATGTGGTACGTAAGCTGGATGGCTAATGAGTGTTTGCCAGTGTGGTGAGGCTTGGTCAGGTTGTGCCCCTGTCCCGGATTTCATCCAAATTTCGTTCGGAGGCTTGCCAAAAGCCAAGGCCGCAACACATACCCGAACCTCGCGCGATCCACTTCCGGCAAATGCGCGCACTTTTGCCCCTTCATTGAAGATGGTGCCGGGAAATACAGCGTGAACCAAAGCGGGAAGTGTTTGGAAGCATCCTTCGGCATCCATTTTGCGCAATGTTTGGGAAGCGGCACTATTGGTTTTCTTGGTCTGTGCCCGGCGCTGTTCGGCGGCAAGTCGCTCGCTCTCGGCAGCGGCTTTGTAGGCTTTAAGCGTGGCTCGGTGTTCCTGCTCGCGCTGTTTTCTTTCTTTGAGGTATGGTTCGCGCCATTCAATCATTGCTGTACCGACGTAATGGTGTCCTGCGATGTATTCGCCCCAGCGTTCAGCAGTTTTTTCAAGACTGGCTACCTGTTTTTGCGACAGCCGCCCCTTGGTGATCCAATGATCTTTCAAGTCCTGAATAAACTTTCTTTCGCGATATTTCCCTTCTGGAATTAATTTTAGCAGTCGGTCAAATATCGGGGCAGGATTGGCGTTAGCCTCATGACTTAGTTCTCCATCCCTTTTTTCTTTGCAATCGAGCTTACCTTGCGGTAATTCAATATCTTCCAATTCTTGCACGCCTTGGCGGGAAACTTTAAACCCAGGGCCACCACGGGGGCCGGGTGCGGATTGCAAAAGACCCTTTTCTTTAGCATCGGCCAAAATCGCCACCACTGTGTTCACAGTCTTGACCGTTAACTTCTCTTGAAATAAACCACACAGGTGCGATGTCAGTTTTGATGCATCAAAGCGATCATAACCAAATTGGGCGAAAGCCAGTGCAATTGCTTCCTCAATCGTTATTTCATTGATTTTAATATATGTCATGGATGAATTTTAAAAAAGCACAAGAACAGAGTCAATATAGCATTAAACAACTTAAAAACATTGATTCAATTTTTGTTTTTATAAATATATGGCCTGAAAGTATATCTGTGCTGACTTACAGTTGTATGGCTCTCAGTAGCTATCGTATCACACCATAGGAAGCGCGACTGAAAACGAAGATGAAACCGCTTGCCGCGCATGTTGGCTTGATGAACTCGAAGAATTTTGTTCGGTTGCGCATGGCTGGCGTTCGTTATGTCAGCTATGATGTCGGATACTCAGCCCGCTGTAGATGAATTCTTGTTTCATTACCCAACCAGCTTTGATTTCGGATTTTTCCGCTTGACCTCGGCACAGCGCGCCATATATTCCCGCATTTTTGATTCATCCCCCTGCATTTGCCAGTACAAGGCATCGGCTAAGTCCGCCAATGGCGGGTACGCCACACGCCTTGCCGCCGCCAGGTCTTCGATTGCCTGCAACTGGCGCTCTTCATCGCTTCGGGTATCGACCCAACATTGGTTGGCAACATGCCACTTGGCCCCGGCATTGGGCGCGGCTTGCCCATCAAACCCCGGCACAGTGCCGAGCACCACGGTTTGCCCATCCCCCGCCTGCAAGTGTTCGCAGCCATCCGGCGCAAAGCCATGCGACACCAAGAAACCCTTCTGCACCACAAAAAATGCTGCCATCAGCGTTTTGCTCCCATAATAAAAAGCGTAGGATTGATAATACGGGCCTTGGGTTCGGCCATGAAATTCAATTCCACCCTGACCGTGCGTGGAAACGGGCCGATATCAATATTCTTGCCACCCGAGTGGCAGGCATTGACCCATGCTTCATCGCCGCCCCCAAAACACACCTGTGTGCCATCAATCACCAGACTGGAATTGGCCACTGTCCAGCCCGTGCCATAGGCAATCAAACCCGTGGTGGAGGCAAACACCATGCCGGGCGCATCGAGCATGATCACGCCACTGGCAACAAGAATTGGTGTGCCGACACCGCGCCCGACCGTTTCCCCCGGAAAAGTTTGGGTGAACGGGACGGTAACGGCGTTGGCTCCGATTTTGAGAGTGTTCACCGCTGCATCGGCAATCATGGCGTTGTTGATTTGCGCATTGCCGATTTTGGCGGTGGTCACAAATAAATCATTCAAATACACACCGGGCGGCTGGCTGTATCCCCGGCTGTCTGTCCAGGTGCTGGTTTTGACGATAAACGGCACGGCTGCGGTTGGTGCGTTGGTTTGGGCCGCGTCCCCCGGCGCGGCGATCCAGAATTGATCAGCACGCACGCCAAACGCGAATTGTGGGCCGTTCTGACTGGCGGAGCCGGTGATGCCAAACCCGGCTTGCCGATAACCGATAGCATTGCCGCCGGAATCCAGATTGAGCACCCATTTGGCTTCGATTTGTCCTTGCTTGTCCACCAGCACATCGGTACTTTGCTTGATGGCAGATGACGCAATCAGGTTGCCGTTGGCATCCTTGAGTGCGGCTTGCACCTGATTCCATTTTTGCGCTGCCGCACCGGACAGGTTCACCGAAATGCTTGAGCCGCCCTGTATCAATCCGGCATTGCCACCGAGTGCCGCCCACATGGTTTGAATCGCGCTGGCAATCGCATTGTCCTGTGACAGCCGGGTATTTTGTTCCGATGCGACACTGGCTTCGATATTGCCCGCACGGGTGGACAGCAAGGATAGCGCCGAACCCTGTTGCGCGCTGGTGCTGCCAAGCGTGGTGAGGTTGGTTTCCACATTGCCCACGCGTGAGGTGAGCACGCTGGACGAATTGGCCATGTTGGCCGTGACCGAATTCAATTGCACAATCCCGGATTCGGCAGTCCCGACCCGTGCCGCCAGAGTGGTGCGGGCCAGCGCTTCGGCGGATATCGCATCGCTGCGGGCCGTGACTTCGGTTTGAATCGCGGCGGCATTTTGATTCGTCACTGCCGACCAGGTGGTAATCAATTGCGCCAGCGCCGCTTCTGCGGCCATGCGCACGGTGCGTTCCTCTGTAATTGCAGTACCGCGTGCAGTTGCCTCAGCCAGCAAGGCATCGATGCGCGCACGGGCTTCTGCGGTCACGGCAGCGGTACGGTTTTCGATTTCATGCGTGACGGCATCATCGATCAGGGCAACGTGACTGCCCAACGCCTTGAATAACGGCGATTCGATCACCAGTGCTTGCAATTCGTTGACGATGCGGGCGATATCAAGCCGACTGATGCCTGCGCCACTGTTCCCCGCATGGGATTGGCCTTGTGCGGCCAGTCGTGCCGGGAGGCTGGAATAGCCATTCACCAGTCCCGCTTCCTTGGCCGTGATAAAGCGTTCGTCACCGCTACCTGCTTGCCCGTTGCGAACATGATGCGCATCGACCAGGGCGCGCAGCACTTCGCGGGCATTCGGATCGCTGATCGCTTCAAGTGCAGCCAAGGGAATGCCCGGTACCGCTTTTTTGCTTTGGCTGGACGCCATGCTCAAATCTCCTTCAATTCGCGTGTGGTTTCAGCGATGCGCAATTCCCGCACCGTGCCCGTGCCTTGCAGGGTGATTTTCCAGCGACTGGCTTGATAGCCACCGGGCAAACGGAAGGTAATGGAACCGCTGAGATTGGCCTGGGTATGGCGCAATACGCCGTCGGCAAATACCTTGACCGTCCATAAGCCACTGCACACGATTTGCACGATGGCGTAGTTCAAGGGGCGCGGCAGAACAAATTCACGCGATGTCCAAGTGCATACCGCCTCGTCGCCGCCGTAAAACTGGAACAGACCATTGCCACGGGCGATATAGCATTGATCAATCAAGGGCGAGATGAACGAGCAATTGGCAAGCAAACCCGGTAATTCCGTCATCGCCCCTTGCGATTCATCCAGCCCCAACAGAAACGCGGTGAAGGCATTGGTGGACGAATACACGATCAAGCGGCCATCCCATACCGCAAAGCGCATCGAATTCAAGGCATGGCCATAGCGTGCGCGCCAGGTGTCACGCGTAAAATAGCGTTCGGACAAGCTCAAATTGGGTTGTCCGCCGTCAAATGCCACCAGCCCGTCATGACTGGCGTACACAATCACCCCGCCCAAATCAGCAATGGCCCACTTGGAAACCCCGGCTTGCAACACATTCAAACCCGATTGGGTCATCGCATCGGGCGACACGCCCGAAATACGGCACGGTTTACCAGTGGTGGTTATCAATGCGCCCGCCCCGGCAGCAATCGCTCCCACGATATTGGCGTCGCCAAAGGTCAGCACATAGTCAGGAGGCCATGACCACGGCTTATAAGCATCCGAAAAATGCAGTTCATTGCCGCGCCAGGCCATCAGGATGCCATTGGGCAAGGCGGTCAAGCCGACCAAGGCCGGATTGGGGGGATACGCGTTGCTGGATGACAGGGGTTCATTCAACCCTGCCGCCGTCACGTCATCATTGAATTGAAACTGCGTGCCGTTCTGTGACAATACCGGAATTGCCCCGACATAAAAATAGTCGGCCACATCCGAACCGCTCGGGGTGCGGTAAATGCGAATTTCCTTGATGGGCGCATAGTCTGCCGTTTGGCTATCCCGCGTGACCTGCACCGCCACATCGAGCAATAGCGGAATCGTGATGGTGGCCGGAGGACTGGCCGGGCCTTCCTCATTCCAGGTATTGGCATAGGTATACACATAGCTGCGGGTATCCTTGTCCGCTTCGTTGTTGCTGTTTGATAAGACCACGGTGTAATCATTGGCGCTGCCGGTTTTACTGATCGCCAATCGCCATGCCGACTCGGTATTCAGCGTCGAATTATCGCTATACAGGTCAAGCGCCACGCTGTTATCCACCGCACGCTTGGCCGTCAATCGAATCACCGGCACCGCCTGCGCCGGGGTTTCCGCGACGCGTGGCGGGGGATATTCCTTGGTGTCAGGGTCGCGCACCGGCACCGTATACGCTTTGGCTGGTGGCGTGAATGTCCATTTTTCCAATGCGCTGACCGTGGTCAGGGTCAACACCTGTTCCTGATACTTGATGCCGCCTGATTCATAGTGAAAGGTGGCGGTAAGGGTATTGCCGACCAGCGGCGACACGGTGGAGACCGACAACACCGGCGCGAGCTGGGGACGCGGCACACCGACCCGATAGCTTGACGCCGGTTCGCCGCCGTTGGCGCGCATCCCGTCACGCGATGTCACCCGAAAATCCTGTGGCGTGGTGAAATACAGGCGGTTGTACGGATCATTGGCCAGTGGCGAGCGCAGGGCATTGACATCGTCTGGCCAGGTATAAAATACCAGGCCGTTATCGGTGTAGCCGCTGCCAACCGCATTGGCCATGGTGCGGATCAGGAAATCAAGCTTGCTGCTGCGCAGTTCCCCATACGCAAAATCACAGTTTTGCGCGCCGGAGGCATTGTTTGGCGGCAGCAACGCATCGGGAATGCGCGGGATGATGCCGGAAAAGCGGTCGAGTTTGATCGGGTTCATGGCGTGTTGCCTGCCTTGCTCCCCATGGGCGCACCGGTTTGCAACTGGCGAAGACAATTGGCGGTGGCGACGGGCGGGGTCGATGCGAGCAGGCTGGTGGTATCATTGGGTAGTGTCATGGGCCTCCTTTTGATGGCGAAAATGGCTGTAGGACAACAATTAACAAGAGTCATTGCATATGAGTGTAGAAAGCAACAATGCCCGCATGCGGGCGCAATTTGAAGACCATTTCACCGAGCGAGGGTGGGACGCCGCATTGTTTGTGCGAACCGACAAGGGTTATCGGAATGAATCCGTGCAAGTGCTTTGGACAGGGTGGCTTGCGCATGCCGTTTGCCAGCCGTTGCATGAGGCGGGCGCGTTGGAGGTGGCCACGCGCCTGCAAAATGGCGAAATCCTTGACCTGAACACCCAGGCAGGACTGCGTGAATGGCTGTTGTCGCTGCCGTTATCGGCGCAGGCCGGGGCGCAGGTTGAACCGGAAAACATCCGTCAGCATCAACTTCTTGCAAAGTCGATTCTCTGGGTGATGGCTGTCATGGTAATGACGGTGAGCCTTTTATCATTTATGAATTCACGTCAAATGACGACCACCGATCATTGGCAAGCCCATGCGCGTACCCGCACGCATTACCCCGATCTAAAAAATGAGTTTGAGCAATTTGATCAGTGTTACGACCACCCGGAACTCAGTGCCATTTTTGAAAACACTTTTCTCAACGCCCAATGGGAAGATTGCATGGGCAAAGTCGTGCCGAAAGATCCTGCCCGGTTTCAGGCATTTCGTGCCGAGACTGCACGCGTTTTTGACGAAATGGAGAAACGCCACGATGGCCCACCGCCGCCCATGCAGCAATAGCCGGAATCTGAACCATTGAGCTGCATTATCGTTTTGCGGCCTCCATAAACAATTGATCGGTTTGCAGCTCGCTCAAGTCCAGTTTGCTGCATAGAACGATCACCAGCGGATCGTAGCGATTGACGTTTTGCGCAAATTCCCAATAGGTTCGGGCGCTGTCGCCGTCGTTGCCGGGCAGGGCCGCAATCAGGGCATTGGCGCGGTCAAGCAATCCGGCTGCAAGCAGTTGCAGGCGCGCTTGCAGCATGGTGACCGATTGCGGCACCAACGACGGTTCACGGAATTTCTGACGCGCTTCGATTTCGGCAACTTCAGCAGGATTTGCATCGCGGAGGAAACCGTTTTCCAGGACTTTGATGTTCATAGGCACCCTTATGTGTTTTTGTAGCCGTAAACGCGTATCGCCCCGCTAACGAAATTACTCCCGCCACCAAGGTACAAGCGAAATCCTGACAAGGTATTGGCGGCGGTGTACACAAATCGATAATTGTTGAAGCCGAATATCGCGTTGAATTGAAACGTGCCATCAAAAAATACCGGTTTCGTGTTGCTCGAATCGTTTGCGTTATGTACGTCGATAAAACAATGCCCTGCAAATCCGGGAGAGGCTCCTGTGGTTAGTACAATTCCATTGTTCAGGGTTGATGTGTTAAGGGCGGATGTGTAGTTATTACCCGCATCAACCACCCCGCCATTGGCAAAACGCAAATTGAGGGAATCCGTGGCGGATACTTTGAAAGCCGTGAAATTGATTCTGTACCAGTCATATGCATTGCTAAAAATCGCCAGAAAATCGATCATGGCCACGGGAGTGCCAATGGTGGCGCTGGCCAGCAGCACCGTGGTGCTGGTCGGCGCATTGGCATCCATTGCCCCCAGCGCCGCAGGCGTCAATGCGCCAGCGGTCAAGCGCATCGATACCGGGTCGGCACTGGCGAAGGCGCGGGCTGTAGTGCCTTCTTGAGCACGCACAATGGTCAGTACATCGCCCGCACGCGCCGTGCATTTCACAATCTCATGGTTGATTTCGATGTTGCCCGCCATTTGGTACAAGGTCAGCACAAAGTAATTGCCGCCTGCCGGGCTGGGAAACTTGCTGCCGCTGCCACTGGCAAGCGTGATGGTGGTACTGGCGGGGGTGATCGCCCCGGCCAGCACCGAGGCGACGTTATTGGCAAACAGTTGCGGCATTATGTCTCCTTGATTTTTAGAAAAAAGTGATCTACCAGCACGCGCCCGTCTTCGGTTTGGGCGGTGACGATGATTTTGTAGGTGCTACCAACTGTCCCGCCTTTGAGCCAAAGCCGGATGCGCGGATCAAACAAGAACAGGCCATCAAGGATCAAATCCGGCGGTTCTATGGTGGCGCTGCCGCTTTTGAGGTTGTCGCCAGGCGTTAAATCATCTTCATAGGTAATCGTGTAGGATTCGCGCTCGGTGGCTTGTTGGGAATAGGTGCCTAATTTCATGGAATTCGCCTCATGGTTCGATCGACAAAGCCGCGCCGCATCGTGCGTTCCAGATAGGCACGGCGCATTGTGCGTTCAGGTGGATCGAATGCGGCGATATTGGACAGGGCAAAACCTTGCACCTTGGTACCGCTGGCGACCACCGCTTGCGCAAATTGGGTGCGCATGGCGTTGCCATTGGCAGACGCCATGCCATTGCTGATCCCGCTGCCTGAACGGATGACAATGGCATTGCCGCTGACGGTCGTACTCACTGCCAATGTTGCGCTGGCACTGGCCCAGGCTTGTGCCGCCCCGGTCACACTGGTTTGACTGGTCGTGGTAGCACTGGCAAAACGGCTTGCCACCGCCCAAGCCGAAACGGCCATAGAGGTGCTACTGCTGCCATTGGCCACTTGCCAGCGCACCGCATTGCCGTCCAGATTGGCCGCACCATTCACCGTTGCCGCCATCGACAAGCTGCGCGTTGCATTGCCCGCTGCCGATACCATGGCGCTGCTGGCACCCGTCCCAAACCGGATAATCACCGGATTGGCGCTGATACTGACGCTGCTGTTCACCATGGCATCAGCGCGTTGAAGCACTTGCGCATTGCCAAGCAACGATGATGGCGCGCTGACTGTGCCGTTGCCGGATTGCCGGATTTGGGCGCTGCCATTGATACCCACCGTCACCACCGTCATACCGCTCGGGATATTGGTTTGCGCGCTGCCTGTGACAATGCTGGTCACCATCACGCTGGCACTGGCTGACTGGCGCACGGTGGCGTTGCCATCGGGATTGCTGATGGCGGGCGCGCTGCCACTTGCCGAGACCACGCGGCTGGCGCTGCCCTGCACGCTGGCCACGCCGGACACGCTGCCTGATGCTATCTTGACGAGGGTGGCAACGCCATTGAAGCCAGTAGACGCGCTGCTTTGGCCGCTGGCGCTTTGATTGATGACGCCCGATAGCGCGGCGCTGGCCGAACCATTGACGCTGCCGCCCGCGCTACGTAGGCAAACTCCATTGCCGCTGACCGTGGTTTGGCCCTGCACGCTGCCTGTTGCGCCCACCAGGATCACGGCAGAACCGGCGAGATTGGCGGCAACCGTGATCGTTCCCGCTGCTTCGGCAACGGGAACGCCGGTATTGCCGTTCAGGGTGTCGGCGTTGAGGGCAAACAGGTTCACGGAACGCGCCTCAGTCGATCATGACCGTCAGCGAACCGACTGGCAAGGTCAGGACATCGGTTTGATTCAAGGTCTTGGCGACCGTGAGCGAAGCCCAATACAGCAAATTGCCATTGGTGGCCGCATCGTACAGGCCAAAGTGCGTGACCGTTACCGGGGTGGCCCCGGCTTGCGCCGGAAAGGTCAGAATCAAGGCGTTGCTGGTACTGCCTGCACCGTTTGCCGGTACCGTCCAACCGGTAGCGACCGCGCCACCATTCGCCGTATTTTGCCGCGCATAACCCGGCCATGCGGCGGTGGTCACTTCGGTAGAGGTGACATTGCTGTCCTGCGGGCTGGCGGTATGCAGCGACGCCCAAACGCCGGTGGGTACCGGAAACGCCACCCCGCGCAAACTCGAATTCAATACACTGACTTCCAAAAAATCGGACATGCTGCCTGGCATAGATAGACTCCTGTAGGATCAACATCGAAAGAAAAGACAAAAGCGAACAGAAACGGCATATCAGGACGGGATGGCGTCAAGGTGGATGGCGCAGCACGTTGGGATTGCCAACCGCCATCTGGTTGGGCGAGGTACCCATTTCAGACTGCACCTTGAGGCCCAGCGCATTGGCAAAGGCGAGGTAATACGCATTGGCGCGTGCCGGGTCGGCGGCGTATTCGGCATCCTTGCTAAAGGCCCGGTACAGGATGTAATCCAGCAACGCTGATTGATACAGGTCATCAAGCGAAATCACACCGCCTTGCGCAGCATTGACGGGGGCGGCGCTATAGATCACTTCCACATTGCCCGTGCCGGTATTGGGCGGATACACATAGAAATGGCGCAAATCCAGTTCCGAATAACAGTAGTGCTGTACCACGGTTTGCGCCGCAGCACCATGCCAGTTGGGTAATTGCGCATCGAGGATTTCACGGGCAACGATGCGTACCACGCTGCCGGGTACGTTGCGTACCACGTCAATCAATTGCACGGCATCCGCTGGCAAGGTTTGTTTGGTGCCGCTGGCCAAGGCAAATGCGACATTCTTGACACTGGCATTGGGCTTTTTGAGGACGATGTCACGCTGGCCATCGTTGAGCCAGTCGAGTAATTCCGATAATGGCCAGCGCACATTGGTGATGTCTTGCAGCAAGACGCCAGCGCGGGCAAGGATACTGTCAACCGTGATCGTGGGCATGGGTTCCTTGAAAAGTGAATGCACCTTTGGGTGCGTTGGGGGAAAAATGGAAATGCAATGCGGTGGCATTGCCGATTGCTTGCTGCACCTACCTGAAAGGCCGGGGCTGTACCCGGCTGCTGCCTGCTGCAAACCCTTTGCTGGCACGGATTCTGGCGTTGGTGCGCTCGCGTTCATACAACAGGGTGTAATTGGCCGACAGCGCCGGATTGCTAAAGGCGTGGCCCGGTATGCGCATCAGTTGCGCCACCGTGCCGTAGCCAATCGCCATCGGGTAATCCCTGAGCAGCACATCGGCCAGCATGGTGGTGTTGCGGCTAGGTTTGGTGGCAACCTGACAAACCAACCCTTGTGGAAAGTCGCGCCAGGGTGCGCGATTGAGCACAATCCGGTTGTCGGGGTTTTCCAGCAACAGCGACGGGGTGCCCGCTGGTGTGTCGGGCAACCATACTTGCCCGCTGGGCTCATGGCTGATGGCAAGCGGCTGGCCGTCGAACCAGGCTTGCAAAATGAACGTTTTTTCCTGACCGGGTGGCGTATCGAGGTCGTATTCCCGTTGATTCATCACTGCATCCATCGGGTCAAGCATCGTTTGCACCACAGCGGCATGGCTACAAAAGTCGATGGCGCATTGACGAATGTGCAGTTCGGCCAAGGGGGTTGAACAGCCAGTGACATACGGCAGCACATATGGCAAAAAATCGGTCAAGGTCGCCATCAGCTTTTCCCCTTGGCGCGGGCGCGTGCCAGCGAGCGCGCATTGTAGGCAAAACGTTTGACATCGCGGGGCACCATTTTGTCGCCGACGCGTTCGTACACGGTCATGGTCGCGTTATCGAGGATTTCAATCACTTCCTCGGGCACAATCACCGGGATTGAACGCGGAATATTGAAGCCGTGCCCGTTGATGCTCAAAAACACCGCTTGCCGCCCGATATCGCCTTCGCCCGCATGAAGTGTCAACTCCATCTTGTCGCCACTCATGTGGTTGCCGTGATCGGCGACACGCAAGGTTTCAGCACGCGGCTTGTCGGTGTCAAGTTCATCGGGTTCATCGTCAAGCGTGGTGACGCTGCTGTCTTGCCGTGGCTTGGCTTGTTTGCGGGGCGCGGCTTTGCTGCTTGCGCCGTCCTGTTGCTCGTCGTCAAGCGTGGTCACAGTGGTTTCGTTGTTGGACATAGGCATTTTTCCTGTAAAAAGTGGGAGAGAATTCAATCCAAAAATGCAAAGCGGCCCGCATGGTTTGCCATGGGGCCGCTTGCTTGACTGCTTGCTTAATTGCTTGAATGGCTGGTTACGCGGTCACGGCAAATTCACCGCGTGCCATCCAGGCATCGTTCAAAATCACCGCGCCCTGCATGGCTTTCCAGCCGATGCGCCCGCGCTGGGCCAGTGGATCGGAGTCGGATGGCTTGGGATTGACCACCATCGGCGTCAAGGCAAACATGCCCCGCAATGCCACGATGGCATAGGCGTTGGCGGCGATGTACAAGGCGGGATAGACATCGGCATTCGTGCCCGAAGTCGAGGTCATCACGCCTTTTGCGCCACCGGCATCAAGAAACGGTGCAAAAATGGTGGACGACAAATAGCGCACGTCTTCCACCTTGCCGATTTCGTTTTCGTAGGGAACCATCGCACCATACTTTTCCACTGGCACAAAGCAGGATTTGCCATCGGCCCCGACCATGTTGCGGATGTCCGCTTCCATGTCAGGGTGAATCAGGCCGATATAGCTTTTGGCCACCGCTTCCGTACCCCATGCCGGGGTGGATTTGATCACCTTGGTGATTTGCATGGCGTTTTGCCGCTTCAATGCCTTGGTAATGCGGCGCTGCGCGGTCAGCGTGATCGGCGTATTGACTGCCGACCGGCTGGCCCCGTTGGCATACAGGACATTGGTACCGGCACGCAGGATGCCAAAGCGCATCCGTTCAATCATTTGCGCCGCCTGTTCACCCAGGACTTCAATCCCTTCATTCAAAACATCGTCTTCGTGGGTGTCAAGCACGATATCGGTAATCGTGATCAGGGAACCGTATTGCGAGAGCACACAGGAGACATCGGTGGAGGTCATGGTTTGCGAACCCGGTGTCACGCCTTCCGTCAACACGGTCGGGGTGGGGTCAAGCGCGCTATAGCGCCGGAACGTGATGGTTTTGCTATTGCTGGCCGGGAGCGGCTTGCTTTGGCCAAAGCGCTCCAGCACCAGAAACGGGATGGCGCGTTTTAACAGTTCTTTTTCTGCATAAGCAGCGGTACGTGGGGAGATATCGCCGTAGTTGGTATTGCCCATGGTGTTTTTCCTTTGCGTTGAACGTGAAGAAAATCAAACCAGCCGCGTCACCGCACCTTGTCGGTGTGGCACGGGCCGGGGGAATGTGCCGGGGAGGCACGGCATGACAAGGACTATCAGCCGGGATGCAAAACGGGAAGTTGAGAAAAAGAAAAGTGCAAAATCGGATTGAAAACAGAATTGAATTTACGCAGCGTGCCAGGCGGCGGCAAAGTCATCCAGGGCGGGGGCCGGTTTGGGAAGCTGGATGCGCGACGAACGTACCCCTTCCGCCGCATCAAGGGAATCATCCATGCCGCCACCATGGCCGGATGTCGTATTCTGTGGGCGGGATTGTTTGAATTGGGTCAGCAAGGCAATGATTTCCTCGGCACTACCCGCTTCAATGACACGGGCGATGTCGGTTTGCTTTGCTGTCGGCTGTTGTGCGCGCCATGCCATGAATTCGGGCGATTGCACCACTTGCTCAAAATCGGCATGTGCGGCGGCAATCGCTTTGAAATGATGCTGCTGGCGTTCGCTGGTCAGTTGTTCAATCAACTGATCAACCTGAGCGGCAACCCCGTTGACACGCTGGCCCACCATTTGCTCGCATAGCTGTTCACACTGCTGCGTGACCAGAATCTTGACCAGGCGCACAAAATCCTCGCCGAAATCCTCGGCCAAGGATTTGGCCGGGTCACTCTCGCCCGCATTGGCCAAATCATCGCGGTTGGTGTTTGGGTCGGTGTCACCGTTCCCGGTTTGCGTTTCATTGGTGTTGGAACGCGCCATGGCCGCTTCGCGTGCGTCCAGATCACGTTGCCGTGTCTGCAATTGGGCTTCCAGATCGCTTAACCGTTGCAGTGCGTCGTGCATGGCCTTGGGGTCGGGTTCGCTGCCCGCGCCATCGTTTTCCTTGGACGCTGGCATGGTGTCGTTCTTCGCGGGCTTGGCCTTGTCGCTCATGCTGTCCGTGGTGTCGCCGGGGCCAGAGGTGGTACTCGTACCGTCGTCTGCATCGGCGCTCCCCATGTCACCATCGGCAGGGAGGGAGTCATCACGATTGAATTCAGCGGCAAATTCATCTTCGCGGTCGGGAATGTCGGTGTCGTCTGTTTGCATAGGCAAAGCCTTTCAGGTAGTGGAAAAGGTGATGGCAACCGCCAGCGGCGGGCCAGAAAAACGGAAAGTGGGAAATGGGTGCAGGCGATTACACCAGCGGCGACAAGTGCGGATTGTCTTGGCACAGCAGGTTGCGCAGTGCCAGCACTTGCGCCAGTGCGCCTTGGACATAGCCAAGCCGTTCGGGCTTGACGGTTGCCAGATCCGCGTAATACTGTGCCGTCAGGGCATCCAGCAGGCACAGCAGTTCCCTTGTTTGGCTGCTGCCCCGGTAGGCCAGAAATTCATGGGTTGCCGCATGCAATCGTGCGCGGCGTTCGTCGTTGGGTTCTGTCATCCATCCATCTCCGCTGTTTCAATCCCGCGTCGCTCGCCCACATTGGCCCCAACTTGCCCACCGACCGGATCGCGTTGCCGGGTATCCGGGAAAACCGGGGGCGGGGTGGCACTAATTGCTGGTTCAATGGTGGTCGGGGTGGTCGCCGTGGGCAAGTTATCAGGCGGGGCCGGATTGACGGGGGGCGTGTTGCCTGAGACACCTTTGCCGCCCGTTTTATCGATCCAGCCAGCCGATTTCAGGATGGCATCACCAGCGGGGGCGATTTCGGGGCGCTCGGTGGCCACGCCACCGGCTTGCATCCCGGCATAAGCGGCATCGACATTGGTTTTAAGGGCAATCGCACGAATACGCTCCACCTCGGCCAGCGCTTTATCGAGTTCCGCTTGCGTTTTTTGCAGATTCAACTGTGCCGCTTGTTGCTGAAGGTCTTGCATCTGCGCCTGCATTTGCTGTTGTCGCTTATTGGACTCGGTGTTTTGTTCGGCGCTGACTTCTTCTTCGGTCTTGACGATGGAAGACAGGTCGTGTGCTTCCGCTCGTTGCCGTAGCAATTCTTCCCGCTTGATATACGGCGCATCGTCGGGTTGAATGGTGGCGGCAAATTGATCGAGTTGTTGCGCCCGGATTTCCTTGGCCATCAAGGAAGCCGTACCGCGTGCCTTGATATCAAAATCGCCCTTGCAGCCGTTATCCGGGTTGAACTGCATATTCCAGCGGTACAGCGATTCGATGAAGGTGCGGGTCACGCCTTCATCGTAGTTGGTAATCAAATCCTTCATCACGATACTGGCGTTGGCCATCAGCATTGACATGCCGGACGCGGTACCCGCTGCGCCCTGGGTGGCGTTTTCTCCTTGCATGTAGCGCGGGATGGCGGTGACATCATCCGAATTGCGCTTGAACATTTCAATCAGGGGCATCAATTCTTCCAGGCCATTGGGTAAGGTGATCACGCGCACGGCGGGGCTGGCCGGGTCTTCGCCGTTTCTGGCCCAAATCTTGAACGGAAACATGTCATCGGCCTTTTCGGCGCTGGAGAGTAGCCGCATGTTGACTTCAAGCTGGGGGCCAGCGGTGAGTGCCGCGTTATCCAGTACCATGCGTGTCCCGGCGTTGATCATGGTTTGATCGTCGCGCATGATGGCGGCAAAGCCATCGCCGAACAGGCTGGTTTCATCCTTGTCGCAGTAGTACAGGTGATACGGCCAAGTCACGCCATTGATCGGTTGCAAGGCCACTTTGATAACATCACCATTGGGCAGCAACCAGACATTGGCGAAAAAGGTTTCATGCATGCGCGCCATCGGCACCTCCACCCCGCTGCTGGCCAGCAATTCCCCATCGATCCAACCCCAGCGCTCCAGCACTTCATAGCGGCCATCGTCTTTGCTTTGGCTGCTTGATCGTTCCCCAATGGAACGGATTTCGGCATCAAAGTGCAGCGGCGTTTGTGCGCCTCTGGGGTTGGCAAGAATATAGTCCTTGATTTTTTGCCCATTGAATGAGCGTTTCTTTGCAAGTTCCGACATATCCGAACGCGTCATCAGGTGGCGCTCAAACACATAGCGGCACTGTGACAGTTCGGTTGCCGACATATCCGGGTAAAAGCGCCAGATTGGCACGTAATCGACAAAGGGCACCACATAGGACTCGGTTTTCATGCGCCACGCCCGGTTTTCCATGACAAACTTGACACGGGTTTTGCGTTCGACCAAGGGCGCTTTCAGGATGCCGGTACCGTACAGGTGGCCCGAATGCAAGACTTTGCGTGCCGCATCCTTGTAGCGCGATTCGTTAAGCTGGTCATCGATCACCTTGGTCATTTTCTTGGCCGCATCCTTGACCAGCTTGGCTACAGCCGCTTCCATTTCGGCGGGCGTGGGCTGGCGCGCAAGCTGCTCCGTCATGGCGTTCGCAATTTCCTGCAAGGTATCAATATCAATCGATGGTACTGGCGTGGGTTCGGCTGTCCAATTCCGGTCGGAATTGCTGGGGAACAGCAAATCGGCAACGCGGGCGTCCACCGTCTTGACTTTGACACGGGTCGCACGAACAAAGGCTTTGGAGCGGTTTTTGCCGATCAAGGATTCAATCTCGGGCTCATAGATACCGCGATACTGGCGCAAATCGGTCAGCCATCGCTCTTCTGTTTCGCGTCGATCCACTACCGCACGGGTAAATTCAGCCAGCAGCGTAGTACCAAGCGCATCCAAAGCCACATACGCGCTGTTGCCATCCTCAGTCATGCCTTGAAGGGCGGCGGCGATGTATTCCTGTTCGGCTGCTCGAATGATGTTGTGTTCTGGATCGTCATTCATAATAGTGTGAGAGGTTCAAAAAATGATAGGAAGAAGATCAAGGGATAGTTCAATAATTTCCACAAGGGAATTATTGTGTCGATGAATTCATTTGCGCAAAGGAAGATTGAAATGATGTTAAATAATTTAGAAATAGTGACGAAGTTTCTGGCCGTTTTAATTGCTTTAATTGCCCTTGTAGTGAATGCATATTATTCACGCCTCAGATTCCAACATGACCAGGCATCAAGAAGCATTTCTGCGTCCGAAGGATTGCTTAATCAATGGACTTCAGAGGAAATGAGAATTGCAAAGACGTTTATTCTGGAAGAGCTAAGGCAAAAGTTTGCCCCTGAATTAGGCTTTTCCAAACTCCCTGTCGATGCGCAAAATATGGTTGTTCCGGTAAGCCACCTTTGTGATCGCATTGCAATGCGCATGATTTTCGGCGAGGCAAATGAAGCCTTGTTGATTACGATGCTTGGAGAGCGATTGGTCCATTTGTGGGATACTTTACAGCCATACATTGAACACGAACGGAAACATAGAGAGGGTAATTCGCCTGGGGAATATCAAGTATTTTTTGAGGCAATGGCTCAAAAGATTAAAAAAATGAATATAAGCAAATTGCGGCATGATTACGTTAAAAAATATTTGAAGACACGTATTGCATAGGGGAATTTAGCCCCATTTGTTCAAATGGGGGGCTTGACAGCCAACTCTAATAACCCGCCTTGCTCGGTGCCTGTTTTGGTGCACTGCTGGCGCGGTGTTCTTCGCGCTGGTCGCGTGGTATCACGGGCTCGGCAAAGGTCAAGGCGAGTGCATCGGCACCGTCAGGGGAGCGGATGCCACGTTTTTTCATATCCTCCTTGGCTTCGACCAGGCGGGTACCGTTGGAGCGGTATTTGTAGCTCGGTGCGGACAGGTCGGCAATCAACGATGGATCGTTAGGCAATCGATTTGGCGTGTCTTCCAGCCATTCCTTCATCGTCCACCACATTTCTGCACGCCGATTGGCGTAGCGCTCAAAATCATGAGCACGTTCGGCAGAGTTGACACCGATTACTGGAATATGGAGTTCCTTCAATCGATCCACGATGCCCGAACCAATGCCGATCTTGTCCACAAACAGCGCATCAGGGCGATGCTCGTGCCAATAGTTCGCCAGTAACCCGGCAATCTCCATCGGCCCTTTCTTTTCGTGGTATTCCACCCGGAACACGGTGCGCCCTTGGCGGAAGACGATGGCGGTGCGGTCATCGCCATACTCGGCGGGATCGCAACCGATGACCAGGGCACCGGTTTGTGTCCGGTAGGCCGAATTGACTGCCGCCATGACCGTGGTCGGGCTGATCAACGGGTTGCTGGTGGCCGAACGGAACGCCAATGCCGGGGTGGCCGGGTATTCCTGATCAAACAGCCATTCAAACCCTGGCCCGTAGGTGATGATTTTATTGTTGCGCCACGCCATTTGTTCCAGGTCAAGCCCGTAGGCGTTCTGGTACTTGATATCCTCGGCAGACAACGTTAAATCGCTCGGTACGGGCGTGCGGTATTCGTCCTGCCAGAACCACGGGACAAAGATGGCGATGTATTCACCGCGTCCGGCCTCGGCGTCTTGCCACAGCGCGTGAAAGGCACCACCCACGCCGTTGGCAGTCGATTCGATGATGACTTCCGTGCCCGGCAAATCCGATACCGTATTCCCCAAACCCGCCAGATGAAGCTGGGCGTTATCCCAAAAGGCAAATTCAGAGGCATGCAGCAGTTGCGCCGTGTTGGAGCGGCCTACGTCTTTTGTGCCCGCCGTCGCCAGCTTGTAGCCACCGTCAAGTTTGTCAAACACCAATTCCTTGGCATTGGTCGCACTGGTGGACGGGGCCAAGGGATTGTGTTCATGGTAGCGCTTGACCATCTTGAACAGGTTATCGGTGGCTTTTTGCTCATGGGCCACGATAAAGGCATTGTGTCCAAAGCGCATGCTGGTGCGGCAGTAGTAGCGCGCACCAATATAGGTACTGGCTCCTTGCTGCCGCCCTTTTAAAATCAAGGCCCGCACTTTCCCCCGCTTCTTGCGTTGGGCCTCGATTTGGCGGTGAATGTGGCGCTGGGCACGATTGAAGATAAACGGAATGCGCTTGCCTTGTTTGTCCAGCACCACCATGCAGGTTTCGCAGTGCAGTTCCATGTCACGCTGCAACGCGGCAATCGTGCGTTCCAGCTCGGCATCGCGTTCTTGCTTGGACTTGGGGCGCGCTTTACTCTTCGCCATGCTTTTCCATCACGCGGGCAATCACCGATTCCACACCGGTGTTGTTGTTTTCTTCCAGGGTGTCCAGGCCAAAGGCTTGCCGCTCCAGGCCAATCAGGGTCTTCAAGGCGTCGGCCATGGTTTTCATGGACGATGCGCGGGAAGGCAGGCTGATGATCTTGCGGTAGAGTTCGTTGCGCCTGTCTTGACCCTTTTCATCCGGGTCGGCCATGATGGTGGCGAACTGTTCCAGCAATTCAATCTGATCGGTTTGCCATTCGAGTTCCCGCATGAGCGTCATCGCCAGCTTGCGGCTACGCTGGATGTCGGTGCGATGCGCCAGCACGATATCGGTTTGCACTTGCGCGTTCACCTCAACTAGTACGCGCTCCGAAACCGCACTTTCCGTGCGTACCACCGTGCGTACCGTGGCTTTGCGTACCAGCTCATCGGCACGGGCTTTGATGCGTTCTGCCAGATCGCGTTCCCAACCATCGCGCTTGGCACGTTTGCGAATCGCGCCTTCTGTAACCAAGTTTTTCGCCGCAATCGAACGCAAGGATTTCAGTCCGGCGCGATAGTCTTTTTCTATTGCGGCCCAATCGATCACTTTTTCTTCTGTCATTCGTTCCTCCGCACGGCATCCGGCTGTAAATCCGATCTTGCATCCCAAAGTGCATCCCATTTTTCCTGCAACGCCTCGATCATTTCCAGATCGGGGTTGGGTGGTGGGGATTCAATGCGGTAGGATTGGGACAGGCCAATGGTGCTACAGCTAAACTGTTGCAGGCGATGGCTATCCCGTTGCAGCAAGGCCAATTGAATAGCCATCCGCAACCATAGGGTGTGGGCTTGTTCCGTCATGGGATTATTGGGTAGCAGGTACCGGGCAGGTACAGCATTGCCCGGTGCGGCACAACGCAAAAAGCCCGCCTTGACGTGAATCAGGCGGGCTTTTTGGGGTGCGCGGGTGATGCGCAAACATCGCGCAAAAAAGGGTGTTTTTTAAAGTGACAGTTTTCGACACTATCAAATTAAGCGCAATTTTAGCCCATTTTGTACGGGCTATTCCAGTGCTATTTTGTACGGGTTTTTCCGTACACGGGGGGTGCGGTTGTACGGGTTTTTCCGTACAGTGTCGGCATGACAAGGTTGCGCGGCTGGCCCCATGCGGCCAATCCGGCCTTTGGCCCATAGTTGGCGCACGGCGTTGGCTCAGTGGATTTGGCTGGTTCGTCGGTGCCGTCTGGCTGCGCTGCGCGCTTCAAGGTTTTGCTCAACGCATACGCCTCTTGCGCAAACTTGTTTTTGCGGTCATACAGCGTTTGCCGCCCAATACCAAGCCGATCCGCAACGCGCTTGGTGACTTCATCATCGCCCAGGTAAAAAGCAACGAATGCGGCGTAGCGGGTTTCATGTTCGGGCATATCGCCCAAGGCGTGGATCGCCATATTGAAATAAGTCATGTCAGGGTGGTTGCGCGCATTCGGTTCGCGTCCGCCCTTTCCGGGCAACAAGCGCGCCAGAATGTTTTTGGCGGGCGCATCGGTGTAGTAGCGCCGTGTTCGACTCCACTGCACCCATTCACGGCAATATTCATCCAGAAAATCATTTTTCTTCATCGTTCGTACCTTGTAAAAAGGGTCATACGCCAGTGTTCAAATGCGCTGGCACCAGTTTGAAATTGAGTTGGCGGTAGCGCCCGGTGCGCTCGTGCGGATGGGCGGACGATTTGGGGGAATCGGCTTCACGCCGCGTGGCGGTCGAAGTGCCTGTCGGTGGATTGTCCAGCATCGCCAGCCGATGCGCGGCGGCAAAAGTGAGCCGATAGCGAATGCCATCGCGCACCATGCAACCGCGATCAATCAATTGGCAATACAGGTACAACACGTCCTCAAACGCCAGCCCCTCGGGCCGGGCGGGCGTCGCAAGGTTGCCATGCCGCTCGATGCCCTGCCAGATCGTCAGTGCCCCGGCGCGTAAGGTTTGCAAAATCAGCCTGCCGCGTGAATTTTTCTGCGGGAATTTCATGATGGTTTCTCCTGTGGTTGGATTCGGTACTTACGCTGCCAATATTTCTCTGGCCAATTCCAGTGCGGTTTGGCCCAATTGCTGGCGCTGTTCGCGCCTGATTTTTGCCAGCCGGGCTTTTTCCTGCGCGAGGGCGACCTTGAACGCCTGGGTGGCTTGCCACCCTTCGCGCATGACTCTGGACTCCGCCGCGAACACGACGTGGGGCGGTGCGTTGGCCAAAAAACGCAATTCGCAGCAGGCCAGCCCCTTGGTCATTCGTCCGGCATTGATTTGGCAGTGCGCGCATTTCACAGCGGCATCCCCAGCGCGGCTTTGGCCATTTCGACCACGGCCAAGGTGGTGTAGGCATCACCGCCTTGTTTCACGCGCTCCAAAATCTTGTGTGCCCAGCGGCGCTCGTCACGCGGTGCGCTGGCATGGGGCGAGCGGGTAATGCCCTGCGCACCCAATGCCTGCAACATGCGTGCGGCGTGGGCGTTGGTCTGGGGCGGTTTGGTTTCATGCGCGAGCGCCAATGCCGGTGTTGGAATCGGTTCCCACCGTTCTTGCGCCAACTGATGCGTCAGTTGCGCCTGCCAGCGCGGTTGCACTTGCGCCCAGGTCTGCGATTCCAGATCAAATGCCATCGGCGTTGCGGCCCAAAAGATGGCCGGATGCGACCATTGCCCCAGCTTGCCTTGCCGCCGTGCCTGCAAACCGCGAATGGCTTCGTAGTACGCGCTCAAGGCATTGAGCGGTGGTCGGCACATTTTTTTGAATTCCGGCAGAGAAGGAGGCCAGTCCCTGCCGGACAACCCCGTCACCCCGGTTTGAATTTCGCTTGGCGTGAATTCGCCCAGTTGGGTTGCCCAATGGGTGACCATGGTGCGGGCATCGACCTGGTCCCATTGGTCTACAAACTTCTTGCCATATTCCAATAACATCAAATCAAATAGTTCCTGTACCCACTTGTGTTTTTGTGGTGTGTCAATGCGCATTGCTGACGAATTGAAAGTCATGGTGTGGTTCTCGCATTCATGGCTGGGTTAGTCGTGGCAAACCAATGGCCGCATCAATCGCTGCATCCGTCTTGCTTGGCAGCGAGAGGTCAGGCAATCGCTGTGCGATTGCATCTCTGCTCTATGCTGGTTATTGGTTTACCGTTCTTGGTTCTTGGTTCTTGGTTGGCATTGCGTTCGCATTGCGGGCGCATTGCGTCGGCATTGCGTTGGCATTGCGTCCGCATTGTCAGCACCTTGCGCCAGGGTGGTACGGTAGTAAGTCAATCAACATCGAATCGAACCGTACTCATTTGGCTTATGGTGGTGCGTCGATACGCTTTGCTGGCAGGTTGAGGGGCATGGTGTGGTTCTCGCATTCATGGCTGGGTCAGTCGTGGCAAATCAATGGGCGCATTAATCGGTGCGCACCGTGGTGTCGGACAACGAGAGGTCAGGCAATCGCGGTGCGATTGCATCTCTGCTCTTTGCTGGTTCTTGGTTTACCGTTCTTGGTTCCTGGTTCCTGGTTGGCATTGCTGGTGCATTGCGTTGGCATTGCGTTGGCATTGCGTTCGCATTGCGACCGCATGGTCAGCGCGTTGCGCTAGTGCGGCATGTCATTTAAGTCAATCATCGTTGGCGTGGGGGCGTGCTGATTTCTGCCGGTCAGCGCATCAGCAAAGGCTTGCCGCCTCTCTTGATTGCTTTGGTACGCAGAAGGTGTGCGTACCGGTGGCGTACCGCGCTCGTTGCGTACCCAATTGCGCCAGGTGGCCGACCAATCGGCCTTTTTGCCAGTGACGCCAGGTTGAGCAATCCAATAGTCGCGGAATTGGCTGGCAACGGCCATCGGCTGCAAGTCCGGGCGGTGCGTGCGACAAAATGCGATATCGACATCGCTTGGTTGCCAGTCCGCTGGCAAGCGCGTGGCCTGTGATGCGTTGGCATCGGCATTCCTTTCTGACCGGGATGCGGATACAGCGCGCTTGCCTGGTTTGCTGGCCGCATCGGTGGCCGCATCGGTGGCCGCATCGGCGGCAGCGTTGGTGGCCGAGCCGCTGGCAGATTTGGTAGCGCGGGGCGAAACGCCTTCCCGGATCGGTTCGGACTGGCGTGGTGCGTCTGGTTTGGATGGGCGGCGGCGGGGTGCGGCATCCTGCTGATCGGTTTTTTGCCAGCGCCGATTGGCCGCTTCGGTCGATTTCGCGCTTTTTTCTTTGAATGCCGTGATGTCTTGCTCACAGCGGGTATGTCGCCATCCGCTATCCGAGCGGGTGAAGAACTCGTTCAGCATGGTACGCACTGCATTGCGCTCATCGTCGGTATGCACCCGCATGACGCGAAACAGCATGGCTTCATCCAGGCACAACGGTAATTCGGTCGCATAGTAGCGATCCATCAAGCGCCGATAAATGCCGTCTTCGAGGGCCGATAAATGGGCGGTGGCAATCAGGTGGTCGCCAATATGGTGTTGGTAGTAGTTCATGCAGTCGTTCTTTCCTTCGGTAAAACAAATTGATTCAAAAAAGCAAATAGGTGATCAGGTCATTCGCATAAGCCATAGCTGGATGAGCAAGCGCTGGCATCATGCAAGGCGGTGAGTAAAGAAAATTGCCTGCCGCCATGCGCGGTTTGCGACCAGCGCACCATTTGATGGATATTGGCTTTGGCAAAAATGGCTTGATCGGTGTCGCCATCGCGGGTTTCGCCCGGCCCTTTGTGCAACATGGTGGAATAGCCGCGCTTGGCGGCGCTGGAGACAAGACGTTCCCAGGCCGCAATGCGGGCAATGTGCTCTGGAAAGCGCAACCCGATTTCCTTGAGTTCGCCTTTGCTGACATTGACGCAGGGCATACAACCGACCCGCGACATGCCTTGCCGATAAAGTGGATTGGGTTCAATTCCACACGTCTTGCACCAAGCGAACACCTCCTGCGCCGACCAATCAACCAGTGGCCGATAGACATGCAAGCCCGCGCCCAGGTATTCATAGCGCTTGGCGGCGCGGCGGCTAATGGATTCATCGCGGCGCACCCCTTGCCAACTGACCACCGTATAACCGGCATCAACCAGGGACAATTGATACTGGACGGCCAAATCGCGTTTCAGGTGCTGGGTACAGAATTGCGCCATGCGACTTGGGAAGCGGCCTTTCCATAAACAGACATCCAGAAATGGAATCCCGGTGGGGTGCAAGATTGCCAATGCGCGCCGCTTCGCTTTGTTGCTCCAGCGCAGGCGACGGCCATTGACGCGCTGGTGGCGGTTATCGCGTGCGATGAACATCCGCTTGGCGGCGATCTCTGCCGAAAAGTCGGCCTTTAATCGGACAATCGTGATGCCTGTCGCCGCTTCAAGATAGTCGAGGTAGTCGTACACCGCCACATGTTCATTGCCAGTGTCGCAAAAGATGGCGCGTACCCGGTGCTTGCCAAAGCGGGCAATCGCCAGCAACAAGGTGGCGGCGCTGTCTTTGCCGCCAGAAACCGATACAACGTGAACAATACTCAAAGCGACTCCCAAATTTTGGGTAATGGAATCCCCTTGGCAATCGGGTTGCCAATCTCATGTCAAACAAGGGGAGGTAAAAAGTCAGTGCAAGACTGACTCAGGCATCAAGTGCCTTCAGGAAGAATTGAGCGTGCTCATTTTGTTCACCTCGTTGAACGAATGAATTGCCAGTCAGCGAGCGGGCAAAGCGTTTCACAAAGCAGCACGCCGCCCGATTCGCGTTCAAGATTAATGGCCATGTCGATTTTGCAAGTGCGGTTGTGGTAGCCGATTTGGCGCAGGTAGGCAAAGCTGGTGCCGCAGCGTTCTCCAAAGGCTTGCCGCTCATGGGGCGGCAGAGAATTGAGGTATGTTTTGAGATTCATACGTAAGACTATATCAAATGATACGTGTTGCGTCAACCTAACGCCGCAATTAAAATATGTTTACATCAAATGATAAAGTGTGATTTAATAGCGGCATGGATATGCACTCACATCGGCGACAACGCCTACACAATTTAATCAACCGCGATTTTGGCGGTAGTACTGCGGCCATGGGCCGGGCAATTGACTTCAGCAGTGCCCGCATGGGGCAGTTGCTTTCGCCAACTTTTCGGGATGGCCAGAATTTTGGCGAGAAGGTGGCGCGCAAGATCGAGGGCTTACTGGGGCTCGATCACCTTTACCTCGACCAGAATACCCCTGTTCAACTTGATGAATCTGGCGCGCAAGCGCCTGATAATGCAAAACCGACAACGCCCAGCACCAAATCGGCGGCGCTGGACGAGCATGAAATGAACATCATTCAAACCTATCGGCATGCTGATCCTGCTACCCAGGCGGCAATTCGCAAGATATTGCGCGTGCTGAATGTCGCTGACGAGGCATTGATTGCCGAACAGGCGCATACGTTTTGTCGCGCCGTGAATGATCAGGTGCAGTTGCGCCTGGTGGTTACGCCATCTATCAATGCGGCAGCTTTCAATGAATTGGAAACCATGTTGCTGGGTAGTTTTCGGGCCAGCGACCCACGTAGCAGGCGGCTCATTCTCACCGGGGGCGATTGCATTGAGCCGCGTGACGATGACGAAGAGCTCGACCCCGAAACGGGTTGCACCTTGCTTGAATTGCGACTTGTCAAAAATTTTCGTGATGGATCGCTACCTTTCCGGCGCACACTCTTGCGTTTGGCTGAGGTTGAGACTGAGAGAAATACCACAGAACAACATCAAGCCATTTGACAAACACGGGTCATTCGGTATAATCCACTTCCCTTTGTTGATTTGGAGCAATTTATGCCCTTTTTGAATGACCTTTCCCCCGCTGCCGGGGTTTTGCCTGTTTACGCTGAGTCCGTGCATTCGCCTGCAATCCATGCTGACTATGTCATGCTGGCTTCAGGCATTGCAGCACCGCCGCCGCCGCCGCCCATGAAAAAGCCGGTTATCGAGTAGTCATTTTAAGTAGTCGTACTTTTGAAGTCGTTTTTCATTCATGTCCAGTAATAAGATTTTATCAAGCAAATCCGCCATTGCCATTGAAGCGTTTTACAGGCTATTGGTTTGGGGTTTGTTTTTGGCGGTTGGCGAAAGCTTTTGTGAGGCTTACGTTGGGCGGTATGCCGCCGGAAGTTGCTGGTATTACATCTTGTTGTTTTTGTTCTCTGTCTTGCTTTTTGTGACATTGAAGCGTTTCAGGAATAATGACCTGACGCGTGACATGCGTGAACTCTACTTCTATGATGGCCTGGTTCAGCTTGTGGGGCTTGGCCTGTATTTTGCAAGACAAACCGCGTTCATTTGGATCGTGCTGAATCTGGCCATCCTGTTGGTCAAGACCTTGCGCCTTCTATGGCCTGGGAAAAAACCGGATGGCACGGCGTTTGCCGGTTGGCCTGTGTTTGGCGTGCTTGGCATCATTGCGGCGCTGCGGGGTAAGACGGACTTACGAACAGTCCCGGCCAGCATGCGTCATGACCTGAGCGTTTATGCCGGTTGTGCTGCAACCTTGCCTGCTGCCTACCTGTTAGCGTCGTATGGGCCGGATGATGCGGCGCTACGCCTGATTTACCTGCCGTTTTCATTTGTGCTGCTGTATGGCAAGCTGCTGGTTGACCACGTCATCCGTTTTTTCAGGAAATATGCCGAACTGAAAAGGATGGTGGCGGCAAACAGGCAAGCACCACACCCGCCACAACTTGAGGCCCGGATTCTTCATAAGGAAAATGAATTGGCATCGCTACTGACGCCTGAAATCATTGGCATTTTGCACCTGGTGACACGTTTGAATCCAGACATGCGGGCCATGTTCAAGCGCTTGATGGAGCAGGCGCATGCCGACCAGAAGGAAGATGAGCAGAATGCGAGCGCCCCCAAGCGCCAGCGCCCCAATCTGACCATCGTACCCAATCAAGTCAGGGGTGAGTCGCCGGATTCACATCAAGGCAAGTAGTGGCTTGGCCCCGCCCGAGGGTAAAAAGGCGTCCGTAGCAGGTGAAATGCTGGAATTATCGTTTGTTTGATCATTGATCAAACAGGTGATATAATCCGGTTTTTCGTCCATACGCCCTTTGCGGCGACCAATATGACCCATTCCGTTACTGGCTCCACATCCATGATTTCGCACAAGGCGGTGTCCTGATGGTGAAACCCTTATACATTGAATTGAACGAATTGCCGGAAATAATCAAACTGGCTCCGGCCACGGTGCAGCGTCTGGTGCGTTTGGGGCAATTCCCGGCACCACGTCAATTATCACCCCACCGCGTCGCCTGGCTCTTCCGGGAACTGGAAGACTGGAGCGAATCGCGCCCGGTATCGAACTTGCCACCGCCACCCAATACCGGCAAAGGCAAAGGCAGCAAGGTTGCTACCGCACTGCCAATGGCTCAAGACGAGCATCCAGTTTAGCCCATTCCCGGCCTGCCTCCAATTTGCCCTTGCCACCCAATACGAGGGGGCAAGGGACAAAATCCTTACTCTGTCAAACCGGATTGGGCAATAGCCTCCAACTTGTTACTGAGCTTCTCAAGCCATTCCGAGCGCTCCTTGTCATAGCCGTACAGGTTGTAGACACCAGTCAATCCGGGTTGCATGTGCCCCAGCAACGCCTCTGCCACTTCCGCTACGCACCCGATGGAGGGCAACAAGGTGCGTGAAGATCGGCGCAGGTCATGCGGTGCCCAATACGTTACTGGCAGGCGCTCACGCTCGCGGGTAGGGTCTTTTTTGCAATAGGGCTGATGATAGTTCACAGCGTCACAAATGCTTGATTGAGCAAAACAACCGGTCTTGGTACGCTTGGATGGGAACAGGTAGCCGTTCGGAAAGCGCGCCAATCGGCGCAGAATAACCTCTTGCGCACGACCAAAAAGCGGGACTCGTAAATCCGTTGCGTCGGCGTGCCGGACATTTTTGGTTTTGACTTTCGGAATTGTCCACCACCACCTACCGTTCTCCTGCGTAATTTCCTTCGCTTCAATTGCGACAATTTCAGCCCCGCGTGTGCAAGTCCACAGATACATCGTCAACAGGTCAGAAATGGCTTCGGATTGAAAGTTGGGCAACCACGCCAGCAAGGTGGCGATTTCCTTTTCTGATAAAACCCGCTTTTGTGCGCCAATGTTCTTGCCATTGATCTTCTTGCCTTTGCTTTTGAGTTTGCCCTTCAGGACTCGTTGCCACCAGTTGGGCGTTGTCTCAGGAATCAATGCCGCATCCAGTGCGTAGTTCCACGCCGCTGCCAATTCCTGGCGCAGGGTCTGCGCGTAAACCGGGGTCTCGATGCGCTCGGCAATCAAGTCAAATGCCTGCTTGCGCGTCAAGGTCGCTGCCGCGAGCTTGGCGGTCTTGTCTGGAATGGATTCCAGCAGGTACCGCATGTTCTTGGCATTGTTCTTGTTGCGGTTGCGCTCGACATGGCCCGTCAAATAGTCTTGAACCAATTCCCCCACTGTATAGGTAGCAAGTTGGTGCTCAAGCTGTTGCTTCTTTTGCTTCGCCTTGGTTTCGGTACGCTGCTCACGTCGTTCTTTGCCCGGATCGCGCTTCATTTGCCGTTGGTCTCGCAATTTTTCCCACTCAACAATCGCGGCATTCCATGACGTGGCTGGCCAAGCGCCGATCTTGGTTTGCTTCATCAATCCAGTAAGCGGGCTTTTGTAGCGGTAAATCCAGCTTCGGGATTTCTTGCCAGCTTCAAAACGCAATCCTGGGTAAGCATCAAAAATCATGAATTCACCAGCAGGCAAGGTCTTTGCGGTTCGTGCGTCAAAAGTCAT